AAATAGAGGCGTGCAAGGCGATAGAGGATCGCAAGGAGTACAAGGCACTACTGGATCTACCGGCTATCCAGGCACTAAAGGTACGCAAGGTGGAGATGGAGTTAAAGGTGTACAAGGAGATAGAGGATCGCAAGGAGTACAAGGCACTACTGGATCTACCGGCTATCAAGGCACTAAAGGTACGCAAGGTGGAGATGGAGTTAAAGGTGTACAAGGAGATAGAGGATCGCAAGGAGTACAAGGCACTACTGGATCCACAGGCTATCAAGGCACTAAAGGTACGCAAGGCGGAGATGGAAATAGAGGTGTGCAAGGAGATAGAGGATTGCAAGGAGTACAAGGCACTACCGGATCCACAGGCTATCAAGGTACTAAAGGTACGCAAGGTGGAGATGGAAATAGAGGCGTGCAAGGCGATAGAGGATCGCAAGGAGTACAAGGCACTACCGGATCCACAGGCTATCAAGGTACTAAAGGTACGCAAGGTGGAGATGGAAATAGAGGCGTGCAAGGCGATAGAGGATCGCAAGGAGTACAAGGCACTACTGGTATACAGGGTGATATTGGCGCACAGGGTGTACAAGGAGGATCCGGAGAAATTGGATTGCCCGGTGTTCGAGGTACCATAGGAGATCCTGGAAGGATCGGAGAACAGGGTGTACAAGGGACTCAAGGTGTTCAGGGCGTACCGGGACATCCCGGAACTTCCGGTGTGCAAGGTACACAAGGAGAGATTGGTTATCCGGGACCTGGAGGATATCAAGGCGGAGCTGGACTGCAAGGTCATAAAGGAGAATTTGGTGCACAAGGCACGCAAGGCACTCAAGGAACCATGGGAACTACAGGTACTCAAGGTGTGCAAGGCGATAGAGGATCGCAAGGTGTACAAGGCACTACCGGATCTACAGGCTATCAAGGTACTAAAGGTACGCAAGGTGGAGATGGAAATAGAGGCGTGCAAGGCGATAGAGGATCGCAAGGAGTACAAGGCACTACCGGATCTACTGGCTATCAAGGTACTAAAGGCTCACAAGGTGTGCAAGGAACTCGCGGTATGCAGGGGGCACAAGGCACCCAAGGAACCATGGGAACTACGGGTACTCAAGGAACTATTGGAACTACAGGTACTCAGGGAACTCAAGGAGTACAAGGTGTGCAAGGCAATTGGGGTATTTGGGGTAACTGGGGAACATATGGGAACCCGGGTGTGATGATTGTCGGTGAGCAGGGCGGATCCGGAACAGTTGGCATTCAAGGACCTACAGGTACATCATTTTATGTGAATTTTTATGCTAATGGTGGTGGATCTAACGCTATTAATTGGAATACTATGAATCTATGTATGACCAGGAAATTCACATCTATTGGAGAAGACGATAAATTAGGTCATTCCGATATAATACGAGCATCTCATTGCATAAACAACGGCCAGATAATTAACAATCACCTGCACATATATATTGACCCGTATTATGTATCATTACGAACCGGCGAGTCCTGGAGAGAACCAAAATATACTACCATAATTATAGATAATCTTGAAAGTGATGTGACGGACGTAGACTTGCACATCGCAAATTATAATCATTATGAAAATTATATTCGTGTAACGAATCTTTCGGGTAGTGAAATTACTATAAATCTTGGATGGTATGGTGGTCTTGTAATAGATATAAACGAGTCGAACGAGGAACTTACTGCCGAATGCATGGGATATACCGTTTATGACGGAGGAGATATAACTCAGTTAACATGTGAAGTATTTGTTCAAAACGAAATATTCAACGGTCATGCTCTTCCTGATGGAGAAACTGTGGAAATAGGTTATATTTCTCCTCAGATTATTACGGATTTAAGTAGATTTAGTTCCATGTGCAGACCCGAGGGAATTATTACGTTATCTGGAGAAATGAAATATTTTGGAAGTATAAATTATAAATCTGATGGATCTTGGCATGATTCACCTCCGGCAATCCAACCGGAAAATATTGAGGATCCAAATATGCCGATTGTACCCACAACTGCCGGTCCTAATATTCCTAAATATTTCATTACACCCAAAGCTTATGATATTGATCCAGATGGTCGCTATCCGCATGATTGGACCCCGGGTATTGTGGGAGATCCCGCATCCTGGACAGTACTATCTAGAAATGCTCCATATTACTAATAAATAAAAGCAAACAGACCCCTTCGGGGGTCTTTTTTATTATTATATCAATTAAACAATTCTAATATGATTCCATTGAGAAACTTTGTATCAGATACAATCGATTCTGTAATGCCGGATTCACTATCCAGATTATATAACAATTTATGGGGGGCATATTCTAATACTAATATGAGAAGACTCCCGGACGGAACTTATGAAATTACAGGGCATGCTATTAAATATACCGGGTATTTTGTTAATTTGCTTACATGTAAAACTGTGCCGCAATCCCAACTCATCAATTTAGATAAAAGTTGGAATGAAATTCTAGTACAAAATAATTTATGTGCTTGGTTCGATAAAGATGCATCCGGATTTCCGGTTATCCGAATTAAAACGTGTTGTAACTCATGTCATCCTGGATTAGAAATACCGGTATCCGAAGATACCGAGTGTATTACCTGCACGGACAATAGATCTTTACCATATATGTATAAAGTTCCCGAAGATTAAGAATTTATTTGTATGGGCCAAACTATCGCATATTCTGCGCCAGGAATCACGACTCCGGCGGCATCCCAGCAATCTACAATAGTCCCAACTCCCGGATGTTCTATTAAAAGATTGTTAACTATCACAGTGCCCATTCATTTTAGAGAAGTTCATGTTTGGGATGGTTCGACAGACATTTCCAAGAATTGTCTTTATTCCTGGAGCACTGATTCCGTCTGCTGGACTAACTTCGTATCTTATGATGATTATCTAAGAATAGCGCCTAACATAGAATCCGATTTTTATCTCAGGATCATGCTTTTTGCGGGATTTACACAATTATCATTAGATTCTGAAATTATAAACTGCTATACCATATGTTTATGGCAAGAAAATCCATATATAGAAAGTTTATGTGAACAGGCCAATGCTATTGATTTATATGGAAATCTAGACTGTGCGTTGTATATGCAGCAGCAAATTTCCGATTATATAGTGTGTATGATAGGAATACCGTGCTATTACTTTCGAGTTTTGCCCGACCAGGACACTTCCGATCTTACTTTTAAAGAATATGTATTGCATAATGTTGAAGAGGTTAAATACATAAAATTAGTAGTCCAAGAGGGGGAAATGCCTTCTTCTAGACCTATGATGAATGATTTTGATTTTGATTGGGATACGGATTGGGAAGTAGAAGTTGGTAAAAGCATGTTCGCTCAGGCCTTCGGTGACGCGGCATTTCCAAAACAGAGAGATTTTATATATATACCCATGATGAAGCGGATGTGGGAGGTTAATTCCGCTTATGATGAGAAGCGAGAAGGGTTCATGTGGAGGCCGACAACATGGAAGCTTGGTTTGATTAAGTTTAACGAAAAGACTAATGTCAACCAAGGAGATTTTTCAGAAATCATAGATAGCTGGATGGTCAATCAATATGAAAATTTTCACAACAACGAACTGATAGAACAAGAACGAGAATCCGGAACCATCCAGACGGAATCTCCTAATTATTCGGCCACAAATCTATATAACGTATTTATGTCGGATAATATCAGGAAATCGGTAACGGAATCCGAAAAAGCAAACATCATATCTCGCCAATATAATCAAAAGGCTAGTGTGGTAGCTCGAAATGCATATAATTTTAAATCAAAAAGCTCTATTTTAACATATCAGAAGGGTTGGTGTGGAGATTCCGGTATGTTATCTTTCATTATAGAAGCCGAAAGCGCTTATGATAAAGATGTTATAATATTAGGGCCTGGAATATCGGTAAGTACATCTATAAATGACAAAAATACTTATAATATAATTTTTTTAAATTGCTCTATAGAATTGGAATTCAAAAAAGCATATCAAATTATAATCCGATGGAGTTGGAGTAATTTTTCTATTGAAATGTCCGCTTGCGAATATAAATGCCGGTATAATGTACCTGTTCCTAGACCGGAAATGTTTATATTTGATTATGTGAATCCGATAAATACTTTATCTCCATATAATGACGATTTATCCATATCTGAATCGAGTCCTATGGTACTATCCCCTTCTCCATATCTTATAACCAATATCAAACTATATAACCGGTATTTTTCTTGGGAGGATGCGGTAAAGGAAGTTTGCAAGTATACTACTAATCATGAAAATTGTATTATTAACGACCTTGCTCGTCCGATAGAGGGGGAATGGGGTTTCTCTCCGAGATAAAATTCATAAACATGTCAAATTCATGCGATCTCTTCATAAGATATATAAGTATATACTTTTGAAGAGATCTTTTGTTTTATAGCGGATAAATGCGCATAAACAACATATTTTGAATATTATTTAAGAGAGCCAAAAATATTTTATGAAAACTCTACAAGAATCTATAATAGGTAGACGGTCAAGCAATCGTGTATTTAGTATGAATGATATAAAAACCGGAGATATTGTAAAATTCCGAAATGGTTTGTTGGCTATGGCTTATATTAATGGAGATAAGTATGATTCCGGTTTTTATTATAATTCTACGGAAATGTTTACTAATATGATAATGATTAGTATGTTTCCAAAAGATTTGAAACATAAAATAGTTGACTATCTCGATATTATAGCTGTATACAGAGACCCTAATAATATTATAGGTAGTGATCGAGGTTTTAAGGGATTTAAATGTGGGAAATATTATTCATCATTGGAAAAATCTAGCCTTCAAAGACTGATAGATAATGGAGATTATGAAATAATATATGAAGAAAAATGAAGACATTGCAAGAATCTATAATAGGAAGAAAAGGCGCTCCTTCCGGTAAATTAGGATTGTATACACTAGATCTTTTAATTCCGGTCAATAATCCTATTTCTAGAGTTCAAATCCATAGATTTCGGGAGGAATTAACGCGAGGTATTCATTATGTTGTTGATGATATTGAACCTTATTTGTGTATAGAATCTAATTTAGGCAGAATACGTGGAGAAAAACAAGCGATTGAGGACGCTCGCAAATATATGGGATATATTAAAAAACAAAATCATATGGACAGATTCTCCAAATATATCGGCATCACCAGGCCTTATGGTGATGATGAACCTGAACTACTGGGTTGGGATTATATAATAGGATTGGATGATAATGATAATGTGTTCGTGGTAAACACTAAATAAATTGGAATTATGAAACATATTAGTGAATCTATAATAGGACGGAAAGGGTTGGAAATCCTTTATATAGTGTGGCCGAACTGGAGTACCGGAGTCATATGTTTGAGAAAAGAGGAGAAATTTGAAGAATTGGAAACCCAAATGCATAATACCATTTTTATAATATCCGAATCCGATTTGATAAACAACAGGTATCTTTTTAATGATATGGATGCCGTATTTTATCGCTCTGAAAAACCGGATACTATTTCAAATGTCATAAATAAATTAAAAGAATTTATTGAAACCGGTGATGTAGACGATATCCTAGATATTGGGTTCAAACAATGTGAGATCGATGAGATTTGGAAAAAATTAAAAATAAAAATATGAAAACTATAAAAGAATCTATAATAGGAAGAAGAGGCGCTCCTTCCGGAAGACCAGGTTTATGGCAAATAGATGAATTAGTTCCGGTATCTTCAAATAAGAAAGGCAAGATATATGACATATTGACACATATAACAGGGCAAAATAATCGCGGGGCTAGTTGTGATAATTATATAGATCCATTATCCGATCTTTTGAAAATGGATTGCAATCTTGCTGGTCTTAGAAATAAAGCTGAAGCCATAGAAGAAGCTCAAAATTATGCAAATCAAATAAATCCATCTGAATATAGATTTATAGGAATCACCAGAGTTTATGACGACGAACCCGAACCCCTAGATTGGGATTATATATTGGGAATAGATAATAATCGCAAATTATTCATAATGCATAGAAATAATTAAAAAGAAACATATGAAATCACTTAAAGAAAAAATTCAAGAAGAGATGGCTACCCCAGCCAATACTATGGGGGTAGGAAATCCGGTTCTTCCGGGTATGAACGGAGAGATAGGCTCCGGCGATACCTTTGTAGGTACAGGCAAGCCTAATGAGTCTAAAACTATTCCTATAAAGAAAATCAAACAGAAAAAAGGAAAAGGATACAAAAAATGCATGGAATGTCCCAAGGAAGAAGAATAACCTATAAGAATTTACAAAAACGTTTGATTATTTACAAAAAGAAAATATATAAACATATATGAAAAGTCTATTTGAACATTTGCAAGATTTTATGGAAAAATGGAACGCCGAAGGCGGCTGGGGTTCATCTTCTAAATACGGTTGGACCGCGGTAGATCAAGAAGGAAGATATGCTTCCGGTACCGACCTATATGGCGATATGGCGGACGGCGCTCCTATCAGTTACAACTTAATAGCTCCTCATGGGGCTCCTATAATTTGCTTACAAGAGCTTCTTAAATTATTAGATCATAAATATTATTGCGATGGTGAATATAAGTATAACCGCTTGAATCTAGACTATATGGGGCTTCCCGGAGGGAAAATCGAATCGTCCGAAAGTGCGGATAATTTGGTTGGTAAGCAAACTTATAATCCAACCAAATCAGGACAAGGATTAAATGCTGGTGGTTGGGCAGTACAACCACACATGGCTCCGGATAGTGAAGAAATGAAAGCATGGCGTTCGGTGTCTCCCGAGAACTATAGTGAAAATCTAGCTAAGGTAAAAGATGCTTGGAGAGCAATTAAAGGTTCAAATGCTAAGGAACCAGGATTTGCCGTTATTGGTCAGGCAGGATGGGGAAAATCCGAAATCATGACCAAAGAGGCACGAAATGCCGGATATGATGTTATCGTCGTCAATCTAGCTATGGCGGCATCTGAAGATGTGCTGGGTATCCCTGTTCCGGATAGATTAGCATCAGGACAACTAAAAACAGAATACGCAGCTCCCGGATGGCTAGCTTATGTGGCTCAACACCCAGACGACAAAATTTGCATTTTCTTCGATGAATTCAACCAGGCCAGTAGAGATGTTTTGGGTACTATTCAGAATTTCTTACTAACTAAGACCGTTAATGGTGTCCAATACCCGAATATCAGATTCATGGCGGCGGGTAATGAAAAATCCGAAAATAGTTCACTAGTTGACATCAACTCTCTCCCGGCTGTTCGTGATAGATTTAAAATGGTCAGATGGAAATCCGATTGGGCTTACTATTTTAACTGGCATAGACAGAACTATGAGAAAGTGTTTGGTAAAGCGTTTATGGATGAGATGGATGCTAATAAAGAATCTTTTTCTTCTCCTCGTAATCTGACACTGCATGTTTTTGGATGGTTAGAAGAAGTTATTGCGGATCTTAAAAAAGATCCTACCGATCTACCTATATATACGGGAGATTTTATTTTACATAATATACTTTATGAACAGTCTACTGCTAAATGGAATGAAGCGGAACACAGATTTGAGAAACCTAGTGATTCGCAGGCTTTGAATCTTTCTAAGCTTGCCGACTATATAGCCAAATATATATATGATGCGGTAACAGGTAGCTCTACTAATACCGGATCCGAACATATCTTTGGTTCTAAAGGACGCACCACTATGGATAAAAACGACATTCAAAGATTAAGAGACATGATGCAAGATGGATTTGTAGTCGCCGATGACGGTAATACATATGGCGTATGCAAAGAAAATATCAGGTATGTATTTGATGAATCTATATATCCGGCGGAAGTAGTAGAAAGAACCGTTGAAACACTGGAGAAAGTGGAAGGTATTAAATGGAAATATACAACCAAAAAACAATGCAAGACTGGGTGTAAAAAGGAAGGAATCTCCGAGAATATAGAAGTAGACTTAGATAAATTTGTCGCCGATGATAAAGGCAATGTTGCAAAAAAATAAATTAAAATATACACATGGCATACGTTTCTATTGATAGAGACAGTCTGGCATTCACTAAGAACAGTATAAACAATGTAGATCCCGGTAATCAGAAATTCTGCCGGGATCTCGTTGAGTTCATAGATATGTCCTGTATATCATCGGACGATGATTTCTTCTATGATATGATGCAATTTATCAGATTCATGAAGATGGATGGAATTGCCTGCACTGATACAAATGGGCTTATTATGATGAATCCTCCTCAGATGTTCAAATCTTTACCGGAATGGGATTTTATCTATGATCATGAATGCCTACACCAGTTGTGGGACACTTTTGGAGTAGCGGATAAAATCCAAGCTGCCGGTCAGCAGTATGATCACGAACTTTTGAATATAGCCTCAGACTGTGTTATCAACGACTATCTTGACTTTTATCGCGGTAAATCTATTCCCGGAGGCGCTAATGGGGGTTTAGTAACACCGGAAAGCGTGAAAAATGACTTCGGTGTGGTATATGACAGATCTGTGGATACTCAGTATTCCTTATATATGAAGATTATAAAAGCATGCCAGGAAGATCCGAATCTAGCTAAAAAGATGAAGCAGAAATTCGGTAAGCTACAACCTAAAAAAGTGACTTATATGCCACCTAGTGGAAGAAAACAGCCACGAAAACCAGACCTGAATTTCCCACCAGAGTTCATTCAAGGCTGGTGTGATGCTATTAGAGATGTATTCAAAGGAAAAGTAGATCCCCTCACTTATAGACCAGTGGTCAATTTTATAAGTTTTGCGGCCAAATCTTCTAAATCCGATTTATGGCAAGCTGGCTATGATGCTGCTATGGAACAAATCCGAATAGGTATGGAGCAAGGTATCCAGGTTGGTGGTGATCCTGGTAGCGGTAAAACCAATCTTCCTCAGATTCCATGGGATATTCCTCCACAAGATCAAGACCAGATAGACAATATGGATGGTGATGAAGCTTCGGATACGGCAGATCAAGCAGCTAAAGAAGCAGATCAAGCCGCTCGCGAGGCGGAAGCGGCTAATGACGGTTCCGAAGGCAAGCAAAACAATGCTAAAAAGGCTAAGGAAGCTGCCGGAAAGGCTAATGAAGCAGCTAGAAAAGCGAAAGAAGCCGCTCGTCGGGGAGACGAAAAAGGAGCTAAAGAAGCCACTAAAGAAGCGGTCAAAGAGGCACGCAAGGCTAAAGCAGCGGCGGAAGCTAATAAGCAATCTAGAAACAAGGAAAACAATCGTGGCGGTGGTCCGAGCCAACGTGGAAATTATGAAGGATACGCCGAGCTTTCTCCTGAGGAACTTTCCGAACTAGAAAAAGAGATGATCAACAATGGTACTATCCGAAGTGATGCTAAAACTACCATAGGAAAATACTTGAGCCAGAGTGGTGGTTTTATTGGTAATTTTCTCAAGAAATGCCGAGCCTCTAAAGATATGAAAGAATCAGGATTAGCTACCGATACTGGTCAGAAGAAAACCAACTGGGGTAAAAAGGTGTTCGGTGAGATGAGTGATTATATTGCCGACGTTGTCCAAGAACACAAGATGCAATATAAACGTACCTATTCAAGATTCAAAAGAGGTTCTATGGTTCCGAAACCCGGCGAATTTTTATCTAAAGGCAAGCAATCTATAGAGGATAAATTCCCAATATCTATAGCATTCTGGGTGGATTGCTCCGGAAGTATGGGTAATGGTACAGGGTCCCCTTTATATAATGCTTCTAAGTGCATGTATGCTCTTGCCGGAGCTATTGAAGATGAGTGGTCCGACGAAGCCTTGATTTCCGAATTTGCTTTTGAGTATTATGCTTGGGATACTAGTATATACCCACTAAGAAAAGGTGAGATGCCTAGCAGCGGTGGAAGTACCATGTCTTTAGATGAATTGGTTAAGGGCATGATGGACCGTAAGAATACCAGCATGATTAATATTGTGATTACCGATGGCGGTGGTGGTCTAGGTTCCTCATTCGACAAATACATTAAAGGATCAGGAAGCCTGGTAATATTTGTGACCAATTCACCGACACTGGATGTGAAACGCAAAGCGGAAAGCAGTAACGAGCTTTCTTATGTGGAGGCCCCTTCCGATTTCAGTCTTAGTTAACCAAAATCAAAAAAAAATATTATTAAAAAAAATATAACATGAAAAGTTTAACAAAACACCTAATTGAAGAATCTATTATCAATAAAAACGATTCCGGATATAGCGGTATATCCAAAGTGCTCTCTAATCATAAAATCAAAAGCATTGACTTTGTCTTTGATGTTTCCGGGAGCACATACGGAAAAAATTATAATAAATGGACGGATCAAGCCGATATGATAGTCAACCAGGCCGGACAATGGGGTATCCGAGAAAGAGACTGTAATTACTGGATAACCAGTGACGGAGAACTTGAACATATTCGTTTAGGTCAGACTATCAACACCCCTGGTGGGTATACTACTAACCTGGATACTATCATAAATGAACTCAATCCGAATCCTTATTCCCTGGTGGTAATCTTCACGGATGATAATATTCCACTCATGAAAGCTATACATACTCTTAGATTCAGATGCCCAGTGGTATTTGTTAGTGATAATACTACACTAACAGGTCAAGACAGCCTAGAATCTAGAGGTATCTATTTTATTCATGATAACGACATAGATGCGAAACGCTCAATTATCTCGGTTGGGGGTGGAAGAAAATCAGCTATGGATTCCTCAGACATTGAACTGGTAAGGAGTATGATGGAAGGCGGACTTGTTGCATCTGAAGATGGAAAATTTTATGTCGTGTCTCCGGAAAGCATCTTGTTTGTATATGATGAAAATGTATATTCACCGGAAGTTGTAGCTGATACGGTTAAATACTTGGAAAGACAAGGTGTGAAATGGAAATATCATTCCGACACAGAAGCTCTTCGTGCTAATCGCGGCTGTCACCTAATTCCAGGTAGGTGATTATGATAATTACATTTCAGGACTTGCAAGTCGTACTACTTCTGCATCTTTTTAATAATCAATATATGCAATAAAATTTAAAAAGACCTTCCTCCAAAGGTCTTTTTTTATGCCTTAAGGTTCCGGTGCCCGAGCATATATAAGAATATAATTTGTTGGATATGGATAATACAAGTCTTAATGAAGCTCTGCAACAGTACCGGGTATTGCATACCCCCGTACATCTTTCTATATATCAATTCTATGCTAAGCAGAAATTTTCAAAACCTAATATTCTCGAATGTGAATCCGAAGAGCTGGAGTCCTGGAAAGAACGGGCTTCTACTCCATCTATCACCATTATAGATTCCATCAAGGGAAAAGTAGGCCGCACCGCTACCCTTTATGATCTTCTGGAAACACTGACTAACCCGGCGCGCGCTAATATCATCAAGGAACGCCGGAGTGTGGTTTATAGCTCTTGCGACGGAATCCGCCCTATCGGCTCCAATGCTTATGATAAATGGAATGGGTTTCAGGTTATAGATATGGATATCAAGAATCGAGAATATGCCGCTTATCTCAAGAAAGAGCTTTTTAATCGCCTGAAAAAGTATAATTGGTTCTTTGGGGTGGCATTCAGCAGCTCCGGCAAAGGTCTACATATCTACACTAAGATACGCATACCGCAGTCCGATGATTCCCGAAAGAAGAAACTTCTATACTTAGTCAACTATCGTCATAAGTATTCCTTTGTCTATCTAGCTTGTATCAAAGTCTTAGAAGAGATGAAGGATGAAAACAATAATCCTATCTCCAAAGAGGTCTTGCTCAAATGGCTGGATATGGCTATGTTCAAACCCCAGCAGGGCGCTTTTATTGGATATGATCCGGCTCCTCTCATCAACTCCGGGTTCTTCGAGGACTTCATATATGTGAACTTCGATAACGTGGAAGATATGGGGCACCCCGATGTGGACTGGGTCAGCTATCCGGATCTCAAAGAGATATTTAAACGCTGGGAATGGTTTGAAGACACTGATAACAAACCGGAGGTAAGCATCAAAAACGCACCGGAACTAGAAGTGGATACCCACAACAAAGTCCACTACAAGCACTTTGAAAGATGGCGTCTAGCAAATACTCTAGTAAAACTCTATGGCCTGGAGCAGGGATTCAAATACATGCGGATGATATGTTCTTCTAATATCTCCACCAAGGAAATTCAGGCGGACTGTACTACCGCACATACTCATGACAAACCTATTGACGAATGGGCTATAAACCAGCTCAATAAGTATCACGGCTTTAATATATCTATCGATAAACCCCAAACAGAGGAACCCGGCACCGACAGATTAGCTAATAATATAGAAGTTATTGATAACCCCACCCTGCTTAAAGAATCTAAGAATACTATAGTCTTCAATATCACCAAGGACCAGTACTTAGGAGATATCAAGAAGAAGTTGCTAGATTCTCTGGGTATGATCTCTCTGATAGATGCCGGCGCCGGTGTGGGTAAGACCGAGATGGTCAAGTCCCTGGTAGATAAAGACGGCAAGCGCATCCTCCTGGTGATGCCCTTCACCTCTACTATTAAATCCAAGATAGAAGGCAACCCCAACTGGGATTATTCCTACGGCAACAAAGCCCCTAAATGGGATCGAATGGGGATATGCATGACTATAGACAAGTTCTCGCGTCTGAACCTGATGGAAGTCAAGGAGATGGGTTTCGATTACATCTTCATAGATGAGTCTCACCTTATGTTCCAATCGGAATATCGCCCGGTGATGGCTAAAGTAGTAGAGAAAATCCGGAATTCGGAGGTCCCGGTAGTGCTGATGTCCGGCACTCCGGTAGGAGAGACTATCTTCTTCGAAGATCTTGTACATCTGAAGGTTATCAAGGAGGATGTCCGGAAGAAGAATATCAATATCCGGATCACGGGAAAGCCTATTGATAACCTATGTTATATGTGCCAGGCCATGGCTCGGGATGTCGCTAATGGAGTCCGGGTTTTATTTCCGACAAACAAAGGATCCCTTTTTAAAGAACAGATTGAAGAACTAGTATCTTACTTTTTGAGGACGGAACATTTCATATATGAACGCCCTATTGTCAACTATTATAAGAAATCCAATGTCGGAGAAGATTTTATGGATAAGGTCAATATCATGAAAACAGTAGACAAGACCAATATCTTGCTTTGTTCTACTTATTTATCCGTGGGTGTGGATATTCTGGATAAATTCGACTTCAATATATACTTCAATGATCTCTGGATGCCTCAGGAGATAGAGCAGTTCGCCAATCGCCTCCGGTCTCATGATTTATTTATCAACATTTATATCAACCGGAAAAATGCGGACGGTGATTCTCTGGATATTATAGACTACACCCCATGTAATTTCGCCTTGAACGAGGATGAAATCAAGAATGTGCATTCCATTGTCCGGGCCTGTAATGCTATGATAGAGAGAAATCCTATAGAATATAGATATAACTCCTTAGTAGCCAGCATCATAAGAGACAACAAGTTTATAGAATACAATGATGTAGAAAACAAATACTACTTGAACGAGATAGCTTACAAGATCATTATGTTCGAGCGGAAATACCGAATATATGTACAGCAGCTGCCGGTGCTGATCAAAGGCATTCTTTCCTATGGATATCAATACAATGCCAAAGAACTAGGAGAGTTCAAAGGCAATATCTCGGAAGATTTTGTGGTGGATGATAGCATCAAGAATCTTCTATCTAGTGTAAAGCATAGTTATGAAGCGGCCAATACATCATTGGTAGCCGAACTGCTGGACATCATCACCGAAGACCGGCTCTATATCTTCAATGATGTCATGAAGGGTCTGTATGATATCAAAAAAGGACCGGACTGGAAGAATGATGAATTAAATAAGATCATGATAGTCAAGAATATAGAAGTCTTCGAAAAAGTAGTGCCACTGGTAGTCTCTTTCTCTAAGATGTTTGATATCTCGGATATCAAGGAGATGTTCGAGCATTGCCGCCGGAATAATACCTATTCTTTTGCAGCTATCCGAAGACTCAAATCCTTATGTAATCTTATATATAATTCCAAGCTGGATCGATTGGACCTACCCATTGATGAATTCATGAAAGATTCCTATGCTTTTGTAGATAGCTGCCCGCAAGGTATTGTAGCTCGCACAGGATTGGAACAGTTTATAAGAGACAAAGCTCGCAAGTATGCCGAAGCAGACTCCACCGAAGAGATTGTCATTACCCGGTCTCCGCTGACCATGGATGCTCTTTATGAAAAACTCATGGAAATCTTCAGATGCATGATCAATGTATCCAGACCTCGCAAGAATAAGAAAAACAAGAAGAATCCTAACGAGATGGTGGTGGAAATGGAGAAAGTGATGTTGTTGTGGGATGATAAAAATACCAAAGCAGACAAGTTCACCCAGCAGCTGGCTTATCTCGGAGAGCTTATGGATAACTTGGAGGTCCGGGAGGAAAGAATTACTATGGAAGACATTAAGGAAAACTAGTATTTTTTATATAAAAAAACATGAAATCCATAAAGGAATCTATAATAGGGAGGAAAGGATTCCAAAATATAAAACAAAGCTTGCGAAATGGAGATGTAGTAGAGTCGCGGCACGGTATTTATTCTATTTACATACAAGATGATAATGTATTTTGGTCAGGTTTCGGACCGAACGAGCCAATAGGTGTGATCAATCAACTTAATGCATGGGATGAAAATTTACATATGACATATACATCAGGCACTAGAGAAGATCCTTGGGATATAGTCAAAATATATCGCAAGCCAGCAAACAAAATATTCCATAAAAAATCATCCCTTAAAGAATTAAATGAATATGTAGAATGGATCAAAAATAATGTGAAACCAATCAATAATTTTTAAAAGACCCGCCTGGAAGTGAAGGAAGAGCGGATAGCTTTGAAAGATATTAAAAACGAGTGATTATAGGATTTTGTTTATTTTTTTAGAAAAACAAAACGGTATTATGAAAAGTTTGACAGAATCTATAATGAGAAGAAATTCCGGAAGCAATGCATCTTATAAAGATATGTTAGAGCCCGGCGACTTGGTCGAAACCGTAGACAAAACCCTTTTTATGTTCGTAGATCAGAAAGGAAATCGAAATCATGGAGTTAATGTACCAGAAGACTCTTTTATAGATTATTATTCTACAATTCCTTTATCTCAATATGATGATAAATTAAAAAACCAAGCACAGCCGGATAAAAATATTTTGACTATATACAAAACATATGGTAATGCGATGATTAGTAGAGATTACAATCAACAGGATTTGAAAGAACTTCTCCGAGACTGCCGGGATTTGAAAGATGAATATGGTTTTGAAGTCATCAAGGTTAAGTAAATGATAGATAGTAATCTCCAAACTATAAAAGACCCCATCAGGGGTCTTTTTTTTGTCCCTAAATATTTCGAGATCATAACATATATAATTATCAAAATTATATACATAATATGATCAAAAACAAAACAACACTCATTATAGACGGTAACTGGTTGATGATGTCCCGATTTGGAGCCATGCAAGACCAATTCTCTAGCGAGTATAATGATAATGCCTTGCAGGCGGCTTCTAATGAACTAGTGGATCTGCTAGCCCAATCCGTCAATAAAATCATTAATTTCTTCGGAAATAACGTTGATAACATCATTATGGTCCAAGACGGCGGATCTTGGCGCAAACACATCCGGAAGCCTAAACTATACCAAGAAGACTATAAGGGTAATCGCGTCAAGGATGAAGGCACTAGCTGGGATTATGTCTGGAAGTCTCTGAGTAAATTTTGTGAGAACTTCAAAGATGTGGGGATAAGCTGTTTTCGGGAAGATAACTGCGAGGGTGATGACTGGTGCTGGTATTGGTCTAAGACATTAAACAAGATGGGAATCAATACTATCATATGGTCTTCCGATAGAGACTTGCAACAGCTGGTGTCTTATAATCGGAATAAGACCTGGACGGCCTGGTATAATGATAAAAAAGGTTTAGTATGTCACCAAGATCTCCAAAAGAAAGAAGATCTATTAGAAGATATGTTGTCTTTGGATATGGGCAATCCAACATTCGATAGTCTGAAATCGGATCTAGATAGTATGTTTGTAGATGTGAACTTCATAAACCCATTGGATGTAGCATTCGAAAAAGTCATATGTGGGGATAGCGGGGATAATATCAAATCTATCGTGAGAGTGAAGAAAAACGATCGGATAGCCCGGGTATCGGAAAAGGAATGGAATTCCGTAAAAGAATCTTATGAGGATTTTCAAAATCTTGAAAGCTTTAAACATGATGCTAAACTTATTATCCGAGACCTCAAAAATTTGAAAAGATTTTCCGAGAACAAAGACTCCATGAAAGATTTATATCAGATGTTCTTATTCAATATGAGGTTGGTTTGTCTAGATACCAAATATATTCCGAAAAAGATCCGCGATGCTATGGGTTCTCATAAAAACGAATATGTACAAGCGGATATGGAGAGTATTTTGAATAATTATAAAGTACTAGCTCCCGATGGAGAAGTAGAAGTAGAAGATCTGTTTGATATTTTTTAAGGTCCGAAAGGACCTTTTTTAATCTTAATCTTTCGAAAAATAGATTATATAGATACAAATCATATAAATATGACGGTAAAAGAAACTATAGATGTATTTGAAAAGATTATTGATGAACTGAAATCTTATAACAAATCAGCGAAATGTTTAACATTTATCAGGATTTCACCCGACGATCCGATATATGACGGATCGTTTCATGAGCTTAAAGTTATTAGACATTATCATGTTCAAAAATCTGCAGTTGATCCTCGGAATGTAGTTGTTGTTTTATCAAAAAAATCAAAATAATAATTATGAAAAAGCTGAAAATTTTTACCGAAGACATGCTCTCTTTGGGGGAGATTGGAGAATGGAGATATAAATTCAGAAAAACTGCGTTGCCATTACTTATCGTTCTTCTTTTAGTATTGGGGTCTTGTATTTGGATCGGAATCCAATACTGGGGAGTCAGAAATGATAACAACCGAATTATGGAATGTATATCTCAAGTATCCGGAGAATCCGATGGAACTCTAGAGGCCTTAGTAGGCAAATATCATATATTTCCTAATAAAAATATGACGGATAGTACGGTATATGATATCATCTGCGAATGCGGAGCATGGTATCCGGAGATAATCATGGCTCAATATAAGATCGAATCTAGTGGCGGAAAAAGCACATTAGCTAAATCTTCTAATAATCTTTTCGGAATGAGAATTGCTATGCGGAGACCCACTACCCAGCTTTCCGGAACGTCTAATAGCGGGTATGGAGTATATCTTAACTGGGAACATTCTATTATTGATAGGATTTTATGGGAACGCTGGGTATTCAAAGGCGAAAAGCCAAGCTACGAATCTTATATGGCTAGACTGGAAACTATATATGCGGAATCTCCGTGTTATCGAGAAACCGTAGAAGGAGCTGCTCGAAAATATGTGGTAAAACGCACAAATCCATAGCAAATTTAAGAGATCTATATTTAGATGACCGTTTATACATATTAAGACAAGATCACGCAAAATATCGCAAATATAAAAATTTTAAAATTATATCGATTATGAATGATACCGGAAAATTGTATGGGGAATACATGAAGATCAAGAAAATCATCAAATCATCATACGACATTGAAGATTATGATAAAAATACTAAAGAATGGATCGAATCTCATTATAAAAAGATTTTCAATGGATATAAAAAAGTGTATCTGTCTGTAAACAATATTCGTAATGTCTGTCAGGCTTGGCTGGATAGAATTGTGTTTGAAAACAACATCAATAGATTCCCAAAAGGGTGGATGGATATGATTTATTTCTGGATTCAAGGAAAATATAAAGAAAGAAAACGATTTATGGAGATGTTTTATACCATATATTATGATATGGCTACGGAATTAGATGCTTTAGATGGCGGTCCGGATACCGAGAAGCCCGCTACTACCGGATTCGCTATATAAGTTCGAAAAATTCACATCTTGGGTTTATTATTTTGTTAAAAAAAATATAAACATGAAAAGTCTTAGAGATTGTATCGTAGAATCCTCGGAATTTGATGAAGATTTTTATATAGAAGATGATGAATTAGTAATGGAAGGCAAGGTCACTGATGAAAAAAGCTTCCGGGAATGGGCCGAATCTAAATTCAAAGAAGTCTATGGTGATGAATATGATGAAAATAAAATGAAAAAAACCGTAGACGGATTGTTGAATGACAATAAAAAACTAGTAGAAGATGGAGAATGGGGAGAGCTTGTCGGTATGATGAACAAAGCGTTTACTCCGGAATCTAATAAGGAATAATTAATGAAACAAATATTAAACTAAAAAAGGACCGTAAGGTCCTTTTTTTATTTTGGGTGGGAATGTTTTAATAAATATTCCCATAAATTATATCATCAACTATTTTACCTACATTATCATCCCCTATTATATCATTAAGTCGTATTGGTTTTTTAGATTGGTTTGGATTAGCTATATATAATGGATCTTTATATTCATATCCATCTCTAACATGAGGAAATATAAATATAATAGTATTCCGAAATTCCGGCATAATGCTCAATCCATCGGATATGGCACTGACCATAGCATCTATGTTCCACTTTAAATGATTTCCCCATTCATCCCCCTGAAAAGTATATTCTACGCATATAGCCTGTATATCTTTTCTAACATCATTAAATAATTGCCATTGTCGCAATATTGTTATCGGAAATATAGAACATTCTTTAGGAGCACACCAGTTACCTAAAGTCCGAATAAGTTTGGAAGGATTCTTATAAACTTTTTTAATTCCGGATCCATTAGGATCGTTTACGAACTCAGCCCCATCGTGATGAAATAATACCCCTATTATCTTATAAGCTTTGTCTACATTAAATTTTGCCGGATTACTTGGCATATTCAATATAGAACTTAATGGTGTGATTCCTTTCCTTCCTATTATAGATTCGCTGATGTGTTTCATGTTTATTTAATATAATTTTTCAATTCATCCGGATAAATTTTCAATGAATATCTTGGAGCGATTATGGCGTCGGTGGGATTATTCATAATCATAGTGGACGTGAGATTTTGATTAATTTTCATAAATTCTTCTTTGAATTTATTGATTTCAATTGGAGAAATAAACAAGTGCGTCCAGTTATCACCAATCAGTTCTACAAGTTCCGGATTGTTTTTAGGAATTGTAAATCCTACCCAGGCGGATCCGTCTTTCCCGAAATGAAATGCATTGTGCTCGGTTTTTCGGTTGTTAAAAAATGTGGTAAAATCGGATCCGAATGGAATTAATATTATAGATTGATATGGAGGTTGCATATTTTTCCTCCCTATTATAGATTCACTGATGTGTTTCATTTGATTACTTTTATTGTACGATCGGCAAGATCAATTATTTTTTTCACATCTTTTATAGAACGCACCATGGATATATCCATTGGTTCACTAGATATATCCAGTATTTCACTCCCAAGATGATTGTGATGTGGAAAATTCATCATAAACGAACCTACATCATATCCTTCCATATGGCCATCGTCATCACACCTAATAAATGCATCTTCCGATGCTTTTGATGATGAATAATTTACCTCTCGCAATAATTTATCAACGACATTACCAGGAAGGTATATAAATAACACTTCCTCATCCACACCCACATCGTACATATTGACAACAATGCCCGGTTTTAAATCCTCAAACTTAAAATCATCAATCCACTGGTTGATGGTGGAGGATTTCCTTCCTATTATAGATTCTTTTATAGATTTCATTATAGCTCGGTTTTTTCGATTTCCTTGGTCAGGAGGTGTGTCTTAGAAGGATTGATTATATAACCCATCCAACTCATCAGTTCTCTATTTAGCAATATATTAGTGTTCTTCTTGATATCCGGTTCTTTAGCTAGAGCAATAGGAATATCGAAGATCATGCGGTTTCCTAGCCGGATGCTATGGAACTTTACGATAGGTCTGGTGGTTTTATTGCCACCCACAATAGGATTGCTTACATCTTCATATTCTTTCTCAAAGGTTGTTCCTTGGATAGAAAATGTGACTTTCTTATGCTCTTCATCAATTTGCAAGTCCGGGAGAGTCAGGCAGGTAGCTTTAGTGCCGTTGCCTGTATCTAGCTTGCCCAATAGTTCTAGGGTATGTCCTTCATCTAGACTTAATTCTACAGCCTCCACATATCCCGATTGTTTATCTTGGAGGAAGAATTCTTTAGGATTAGTAAGCTCATTGACCATTACATTGACAAAATTTACACCCAAGACGTCAGTGATGCCATCGGTACCCGGAGAAGCATTCAATTCTAATACTACATTATCACCAAGTTCTTTGTTAGATCCTTTGACTAACGGCATGATATCTACTGCACACCACGGAAGCTTGGAATACATAGCAGCTCGCAATGCTATCTGTTCTTGCTCAGGGGTGAGTTTGACCTTCTCGGCAGTAGCCCCCAACGAGACATTACTCCGGAAGTCGCCTGAAATCTTCACTCTCTTCATGGCTCCTAGTATCACTTGTCGATCTCTCAAGGTCAGAACATGAACTCTTATGTCTCCACCATCAGCTTCCTCTTTAGATTGTATGATAAGCTCTCTCTCCGGATCCACGGCGAAAATGGTCTGAAGAATAGCCATAAGCTTCTTGCCATCAGTCATGAACACGCCGGTACCGCCATGACCATCCAGGATCTTGACGACAAACTTCAGCTCTTCATTCTTATCGGAATCTTTAGGATTCCATTTCTCATTGACATCTTTCATGCGTTCATTGAAAAGCTCTTCGTTATGAATAATGTCTATAGAGAGTAGTGCAAAATTTGGTTGAGGAATGTCGTTTTTCCGCAATAATGCAGCTGTCTTATATTTATTGGAAGCTATCTGAGCCGGTTGCAGCGGATTCAGTACTAAGAAACCCCGGTCTTGGATGATATTCAAGACTTCCTCACAGTTTCCTTCCCCTTGTACTCCTAGTCTGGAAAACACCAAGGTATTGGAATTATTGAGACCTTCAAAATCCAGTTCATCATCATCGTCTTTTATAGAGAATCCTTCTTCCGTTTCGGTAGCAATGGTTTTCTCCGCTAAGAACAAATGTAGTTCCGGTACCAAAGATTTAGATTTCTTAATAGATTTGATGGCATCGAGAATGTTTTTGAGAGTCTTGTTCTCTTTAGGGTCTTTAGAGTTGGTAAATACGACCCAATGCTCGAATATATTCTTGCATTCTTTGAATTTCAGATCCGCATATACTACCGGAAGATCTTCCGAAGGAGTTTCTTTTTCAGGATCTTCGGGGTCTTCGGTTTCCTGATTGACCTCTAATATAGGTTCCTCAATGGATTTTGTTGATTCTTGTATGTTATAATATCTCCGGACATCTTCCGGTGTCTCAAACTCGTTGTACAACTTTTCCATATATATTACATTGATTGAACAAATAATAATCTTTTAAGAACCTATTCTGAAACTTAGAAATCATATATAAAAACGGTATTTTTTATTAGAAAATTTAAAAATATGGCTAATAAAGTATCCGAATGGGTATCTAAAAAGAAAGATGCCTTCAAAAAATCCCGCAAGGATAAACTTAATAAAGAAGCACTTATAAAATTATCAGAAGAAGCCGGGCCGCGATTTAATCTTATGGATAAGATTGAGGATAGTCCATATTATATGAAACCACCAATGGCCAATGATGCTAAAACACAAGAAATTTTAGAGTCTTTACCAATATCCAAAAATCTTTCCAAAACTATGATTCCCGGACAATTAGTATTATTCAAATATTTTGAACCTAAAACTAAAGAAGAACTAGAATTCTACGACGCGCGACCTATCGTGTTGTATTTCAATCAGTTACACACTAGTCAAGGCTTGCGTTATCTAGGATTTAACATTCATTACTATCCTCCTAAGATGAGATATAAGGTTATGAGCAAGATCTTTGAGATATATAAACCGGTATACTCCAAATACTTCAAAGACGGCACCGATAGAGAAATGGACGCCTTTGATTATCAATACCTTATGAAAGCCTTAGAAAAGGCCAAATTGGATTTTGGAGTCAGAATGTATATTCCAGAGCTAGTCAAAGAAGCGCGGTTGATTCCTCCAAAATACTGGGAGATCGCCGTATTCACGGAAGGATGGTTCAAAAAACGGACACGCATAGCTATTATGAACTACTGGTATCGATGGAAAACCAAACATCTTGGGAGATAACGTATTATTTCTATAAGCAAACGGAAAATAATGAAAGAGCTGAATATATTTCTTACCGAAAATAAATACGAGGATGCTATAAAGTCGGCCACACGCGTTCTTATCAATAAATTCGGATTTCAAAAAATCAAAAGAGGATCTATTGATGGGGTGGAGAAAGACGGCAAAGCTTGTATTGTACAAGTCTGTGAGATGCCTTATGATAGCTGTCTGGTGGTGGATTCAAGATTTTTATTCACCAACAAGAAAATTCGGATGTTCGACTATCTAGTATATATAGATACACGCAAGAAATTCCAAGATGTAGCCTATATTATAGAGATTCAAGATCTTATGAAATTTATAAAAGATGAACATAAAGATACTTTTACTATGTGGCCTACTTCCGGAAGCGAGCGTGGCACCGACAAAATCAATCCGTTAGGAGTGACTATCAAGCTGAGCGCTATAAAACCCAATGCATGGTGTACGGAAGTAACCCCGACAGAAGAAGACGGGAGATGGTCAAATCTTATTCCTCGGGAGCCGGGGTATAGTTTTTCGAATTTTGGACTCTAAGAAGGACTCTAAGAATTATCCTCAAACTCCCGCACCAGACATACTATCAATATCAAGCAACCCAATATCATCAACGATCCAGTAAGTAACCAAGTCATAATAGAAACTTAAAGGCTCCTTCGGGAGCCTTTTTTATTGATTTATGTTTATAGGTCTTACATTATCTATAATCCAATTTATATAATCTTTTAATTCTATTGGGTTCTTCCAAACATCCCATGAAAATTTTTTATTTCCGGGCTTACGATAAACTCGGACTATATTGAACGATCTATTAGTAGTGCTACCACCCACTTTTAGATCATCATCCCAGCTGGTTGTATGATTAGCGGCAATTTGGAATTTTCCAAAATTTCCGACAGGAGTAATAAAGGCATCGTATTTACCAGAATAATATTTTAGAACAAAAACAAAAAATGTACCAGCTGCGGATTCTACTATATCTCCTTCTCGCAAACTTTGTTTTGTAACGAGACTTACCCCTTTCCTCCCTATTATAGATTCTATTAGCGTCTTCATATTCTCACATATGTTTTTCCATTAAAATACAAACGCTGTTTGCGGTTGACTCCATTCCATTTATGGGATACATGAATCCATTGAGGAGCTGTAGGCGTGCCTTTCTCTAAAATCAGCTGATCAAACGGCAAACCCATAGACACTATTGTATCAAAAAGTTTACGGGTCTTGGCGGTGTCTAATACGTTCTTACCACCTACTTTCTTGACGCAATAAATATCCGCAGCTTGTCCAGACATATGCTGACTGGTCTTAGCTCCTCCGACTTTGGCATTCAGAGTTTTGCACCGATATCCAGAAGATATTATGATAGGACATCCCATCTTAGCTCTTAGTGGGTCCAGGATATTTTCTATCAGCTTGGTCAGGTTTTGTGTTTCTATTATGCCCGGAACATTTTTTATACCATATTTATCAGCCGTAGAGCTTTTGCATAGCTCGGATATAGTGAAATATTTCATATTCGTACAATTTTGATAAAATAATAATGTTTTTTGCAAAACAACAATATATAAAATCGCCTTAAGATCAGAATACGTCCGATTATATATTATCAAAATATAGGATATGAAAATAGTATTAGTAGGAGCACATGGTACAGGTAAGTCCACGCTAGCCAATATGATGAGCGATTATTATGGGTGGCCGGTTATTGAAAGTGCTAGCCGCGATATCCGGTCATTGATGGATTCCGGCAAGATCAATATCGGAGAAAAAGATTATCATGAATTGATAACCGCTATTAATGTCAAGATGTGGAAAGATACCGATCGGGCTAGTAATAATACAAACTTTATATATGCGCGGACTATTATAGACAATATCGCTTATGGTGATAATTTTGTAGGTATTAACGATCTTCATCGTTCCGGATTATACAATCAATTGACGATGGTAAATGGTCTTAATGCTTTTCGAAATGCTTTGATTATCAGGATTCCGATAGAATTTGGATTGGAAGATGATGGCGTTCGATATACCGATCCCGATTACCAGAAAAAAATCTCCGAGCGTCAGCAATGTATTTTATCCGCATTGTGTTATGATGAAATTATTCGTAGGGAGGATATTTTGACGGTTCATGGCACTCCAGAAGAGCGGCTTGATCAAGTGACAAACCATATCAATAGTTTATATAAGACGAATAATATATGAAAAAAATTTTTCTAAAAATTAAAAAGAAGTTAAACCCCGATCTGGGCGAAAAAATTACTAAATCCGAAAGATACGCTATCATGGCAGCCTTACGGCTTATGAAATTTCCGGACACCGAACTCACTATGCATCCGTCTAAAGACAAATATTATATCAAAGCCGGAAATGATGGAATCTGGATTAAAATTAATAATTATCCTCCAAATGTCACTATTGTTAATCATAAGTTTCAATACGACATTAAATTTTCATCAAGAGCTATGAACATATTAAGAAATTGGTTTATGGAAATTACCGAAAAACGTCGGGATCGTGTAGAAAAATTGTTTTTGAGTAACACCGAAAATTCATTACGATCCATCTATAACGGCATTGCAAATTAAAGAAATATCAATATGAAAAAAATCGTAGTATGTGGTTTAGGATATGTGGGGTTAACACATTTGTTGGGGTGTTGGCTTAGTGCTCATGAGGCCAGCGCAAATCAATATGTGTTTGTAGGTTATGATCCGGATAAGGAAAAAATAAATAAGATTATGTCCGGGGAATGTCCGATATCGGAACCTAGCCTGCAAGAGGTATTAAACAGCGCCCTGAGCGATCCGGATCATTTTGGAGTGAGCTCCGATCCGGCTTGTTGGTATAATGACTCCGATGTCGAAATGGTTTTCTGCTGTGTCGGAACTCCGATGTCCGATGACGGGTCCGCCGATTTGAGATATGTATATAGGCTGGCCGAGAGTTTTGGAGCTCATATTGGGAATCCCTGCGCTATCTTTGTGAATAAATCTACCTGTCCGGTGGGGACTTGTAATGAATTGTATAATATTATTACTAGAAACTTAAGATTTCCTGATTCAAATATTGGAGTGCTTTCCAATCCGGAATTTCTTGCCGAAGGAACCGCCCTGGATGACATGTTGGCCCCGGATAGAATCATTGTCGGGGGATTAATGGATCATGCTGAGAAGTTGCAAGAGTTTTATAATTCTATAGGCCTTATATATGATGGTGTTAACTGTGTGACTACCACATGGGAGAACGCCGAGATGATCAAATATGCCTCTAATACTATGTTAGCGACACGCATTAGTTTTGTTAACGACCTGGCGGATCTTTGCGAGCGTATCGGTGCTAATATACAAGTAGTATCTGAATGCATGGGTATGGATCGGAGAATCGGACATGATTTTTTGAAGGCAGGTCCGGGATATGGGGGGTCATGTTTTCCGAAAGACACTCGGGCATTGCTTTATCAGGGAATCTCTAATGGTGTAGAAATGAGAGTAGTAGATGCGGTGATTAAAAGTAACGAATATCATCGGAGAAAAGCATCGGACATTGTATCGGAGCTTATCGGACATATCGGACACGAAAATATCGGAACCATCGGAGTCATCGGAGCCGCTTTCAAGCCCGGTACCGGAGACTTGCGAGAATCTCCGGCGGTAGACCTTCTCCGATATTTGGTGAATTTGGGTAAAGAAATATTAGTATTCGATGAAAATGTATCCGAAGAAGAACTATCGCTGGCTGTACCGTGTGATCATCCGGAACATTTGATAATGTGTCCGTTAGAGGACCTGAAAGAATGTGATTTTGTAGTGATCATGAATCCGGTAGATATTGTGTGGCCAGAATTCGAATCCCATCATATTCGTGTAGTTGTGGATATGAGAAGCAGTGTTCCCGATTTTGTGATAAAAGATCTTGAAGATCAAGGAGTTATCTATATCGGACATGGTCGTGGGGATATATAATATCTTTTATATGGTCCGATACTATTAATATTATAAAGATTTATAAAAAACTTTTCGTATCAGATATATAAGAACATGATAAAAGTTTGTATTGCCGAAAAACCAAATGTAGCTAAATCCATAGCTAAAGTCCTGGGTATCCGGGATTATGGAGATGGATATATAGAAGGAGACAGCCCTTTATTAGGGTGTCATACTTATGTAACCTGGACATTCGGACATCTCTGCGAGCTGAAAACTCCTAAAGAATATAATCGGAGATGGGGAAGTTGGAATCTTTCTAACCTCCCTATGATTCCTCCAAGTTTTGGTATCCGAATTAAAGATGATGAAGGTATTAAAAAACAATTTAATACTATCAAGATTTTATTAGATCAATGTGATGAGTGTATCAATTGCGGCGATGCCGGGCAGGAAGGGGAGTTGATCCAGAGATATGTTCTTCAGCAAGCTGGATTCAAGAAACCCGTCAAGCGGCTCTGGATATCTTCTCTGACAGATGAGGCTATCAAGAAAGGATTTCGGAATCTAGAAGATGCTTCTAAATATGATAATGTCTATCGTGCCGCGCTCTGCCGGAGCATCGGGGACTGGTTGGTAGGGATGAATGCCACACAGTATCAAACCCTCATGTCAGGCAACCGGAACCTATTATATTCAGTAGGTCGTGTCCAGACCCCCACTCTCGCTTTGATTGTAAACCGCCAGAAAGAGATAGATGCTTTCGTACCGGAAAAATATTATGACTTGTCTTCCGTATGTAATAAAGTGAATTTTGAGGGGACCACTACTTTCAAAGATAAGAAGCAAGCTGATGAAGTATTCAAAAGAATCAAGGATCTTCCCATGGTCATCTCTAAAATAGAGCATAAAAAACAATCGGAGAAACCCCCACAGCTTTTCGATCTCACTTCTTTACAGGTGGAAATGAACAAGAAGAACGGATGGAGCGCCGACGACACGCTTACCACACTGCAGTCCCTTTATGAGAAACAGCTGGTAACCTACCCGCGCGTGGATACTCGTTATCTTCCGGAGGATATGTATGAAGAATGCAAACGGATTCTTTCCGGCCTTATCAATAGTTATGATTGTGGAGATTCTATGCCGGAAGAAATCAAAAAATCAAAAGATATCTTCGATGACAAGAAGATTACGGACCACCATGCCATCATTCCCACTGGCAAATGGGATGGCAATATCACCCCCGAAGAACATACTCTATATGATGTAATTGCCAGGAGGTTATTATGTGCATTTGCTCGTCCGTTCCTTACTGCTAACACCTATGTAGAGAGTACGGTAGGAGAAGAGAAATTCAAGGCCTCCGGACGCACTATTTTGGATATGGGGTGGAGAGAGATAGCTCGCATCAAATCCGAAGATGAGCCGATGCCCGAATTTGTGAAGGGCGAAGAATATAAGCAGACCTTGAAACTCAACTCTCATACTACTAAGGCTCCGGCTTATTACACCGAAGCCACCCTGCTGAGAGCTATGGAGACAGCCGGCAAGATGGTTACTGATGAGGAGATGGCGGAAGCCATGAAGGAGAACGGCATAGGCAGGCCATCCACTCGCGCGGCCATCCTGGAGTTGCTCTTCAAGCGCAAATATCTCATACGGGATGGCAAGTCTATCAAGCCTACCGTTACGGGCATATACCTGATTGATCACATCAAAGATCCTATTCTGAAATCACCTGAACTTACGGGGATGTGGGAATGCAAACTCAGGAAGATCGAGCGTGGTGAATATGATCCGAAAAAATTCAAAGAGGAGCTTTATGATTTTGTTAGAGACATAGTGAAACATTAGTGCGGAGAGTCCGCAAATCAATTTTTCTCATAAAAATTATTTTTTTTTGTTTGTAGGAAAGATCTTCTCCGGAAGATCTTTCTTATTATTAGTTCATAAGAAGAATCGGAAATGAATGATTTCAGTGAACATATAGGATTCCAGGTCTGGGACGGTCATAATAATCTGATTGGTGGAGATGGCAGGATAGTGTGCAAACGCAATGTCTGTGCTGTGAATCCCGACGCCATAGGTTCTCATTATGATATGATTAGCAAATTCATAGAAGAACAATATGATTCTAAATTCCACATATTACTAGCTTCCGGGGATAATATTACGGACCTACAAAAATCCATGTCTCTAAAGCAATGTGTAGGTATTGGAGAAATCTTTGTGTTGAAACACAAGAATCTTTATACCACTCCGATAGTCAATTATAATATGCTGGATATCGTCCGAGAAGATCCGCGGCCTGTATATCTTCATTGGGATATGATTAAAGATCCGGAATGGGAAAGGTTAGAAAAGTTCTTAAAAGATCATTCCGGTCCGGTGGTGCTCTGTCATCTAGGTATCAATAAGGAATTCAATAATCAGAAATCAGTTATCAAAAAATTCAAAAAACTTCAAAAAGAATATAATAATTTATGGGGCGAGATTTCCTGGGATGCACTGGATTGGGTATGTAAATATCCGGAAAGCATAAAAGGAATGGATATGGATAGAATATTTACCGCTTCCGATCTAGCTCCATTAGACAATCAAAATAAACGGGAGCTACAAATAGCTGCTATGTCTGAATTGATCCATAGTTCTAATAACATAAAAAAACTATTTAAGATATGAAAGCACTAACAGAATCTATAATAGGGAAGAAAGGATCATATCATTTTCAGGGCTTAACGGAAGGCGATATTGTAGAGATAGGTGCGCGTGGCAATGCATATAAATATCCTGAAATTAACTATAAATATATAGTAATTACCGATCAGGATTTATTACATAAATTATTACACCCCGCTAATTTTCAGAATTATGATATGAGTAAAGGATGTATTATTCAGGGGAGAAAATATACCGTAGATTTTTATAGCTTAGCGGATTATGATGAAGATATGTCTGCTAATGATGCATATTATGATATAATTAGGGTATATCGCGGGAATATTAAGGTTACTGAAAAAAATGTCGGTGTGTTATACGAAAAAGAAAAATTAAACGAACTGGTCGGCAAATATAAATTAATATGGGAGAAATGAAGCACATAAGCGAATCTATAATAGGAAGAAAAAATGCAGCACCCAAGTGGCCTGTTCTAGACAAAATTCCGAATCCGGAATTTTCTGATTTGATTCCTTATAATATTGTTAAGGTAGACTATTCCGAACCAAATGGATCTAAATATGGAATAGTAATTCCCGAAGAGGAAGCATTGAAATTATTTCCTCGTGGGTATAAGCCTTATAAAGGCAAAGGTGGTGCTATAATATTTTACGATCCGTCTACCGATGGCTATCTGATATTTAATGTGGTATCTAATTATATCAAACTATTCCCAAAACCGGTTCTTATGAGACCGGGATACGAAATAACCGACATATGGGATGGATCTAAATATCAAGGAACATTTAAATATAAACTTAAACACCCCAATGATTATGTGGAATTTCTAAGACAATCCGTAGACAATCCGGAAGAATTTGGAAAGATGTTAAAATCATGAGTCATGTTATAATTTACAAATTCCAAATTATTTATTATTTAGAAAAGAAATAAACAAAACATTATGTTACCTCATATATCCCAATCGACAGCCGGTATTAATAAATATGATCCGGTATATAACAATATATTCGAAGCATACTTCACCATTCCCGAAGCCCTACAGGGGGAATTTGGTAATGATGTAGCTGTATTGACAGAACAGGTAAAATCTATTTCCGGCCTAGAATCACTAGACAGATCACCGGAAGTAGTACAACAAACTTTCTTAGGAGCCAAACGTTCTTATCTAGCTTCTCGTCTGGACGACACTTCTCATGAATTAGAGATTGTATTCCAATTAAATCTGAGAAATGGCACCGATAACTATATATACAAGCTTCTTAAAGCATGGAATGCTTGTGGTTATGATCAGAATACCGGTTCTACTACACTGAAACCTGGATATTGTGCGGACTGGATGAAATTAGTTATTGGTAACCGCGGAGGTGACATCTTCCGGGAGATCATATATAAAGATGTATTTCCTTTCGGTGGTCTGACTGGTTGGAATGAAGCCACTTACGATTCCACTGGTGAGCTTATTGAGATCACTATGAAACTCAAGAGCGATTGGGCCGCGGAAACCAACGCATAACAACACCGACCTGGCAAAGGTAGGGATATTACCCGACAATGAAAATGGAGTCGTAGACTCCATTTTTTATTATTTTTAATAAAATATTTTATGGCAGTTTTACCAGCATCTCAGGCATATCAGGATGCATTGATAGCATTAAATACTATTGTGCAGGCTGCATATAATGATATCGGTCCCGACATGTTATTAGACATGTCGTTTTCGGATCCAAATAAGTATTTGTTTATTAAAGTCAATAACACTGTCCCTAAAGTAGATAATTCTACGATGTACGATTTTAATATTTTAGGTAAGACTTTGGAAGTCAGTCAGTCTACCGGATATGGAGACACCCCGAAGGTATGTATATCTTATACAAGCTCTAAAAACAATGCCGAGATTTTAACTAAAAATACTCCGGAGGTCACAGATGACCCTGTAGAGTGCTATTCCAGAACAAATAGTGAATTTGCGACACGGACATCGTGGAGAAGTAATTTTTACATATAGTATTGTGCCTATTATACAATCCATATCAGATCATCGAGCGGCCGTAGAAGCATTGCCCGCGGCTTCCTTGTATAATGCACTGGAGAATAATAATGTATATAAACTACAGAAAACAACCTCTTCCGGTACCATAGAATGCTATATTAAAATAACGGATAAAACACCATTATTATTCCCAAATACGTCTACTATTTATGATTGTTCTATAACCGGCCCTGCCGTATATCTTGAAATTTCAAGTTCTGGAGACATCAAAACCGGAGAAATTGGAATTCGAACTATATCCAACCTAATGTCCAATAAAACTCATATAGCCTCTGATAATTGGATAGTATATACGTCAAGCGCATCGGAATACAATACTAAGGTCGACCTAGTGATAGATAATGTGTCAGCAGGCACTACATCCGGATCTTCGGGTGAAATAACGTCTGTGTCTGATCATTGGACAGCTGTGAGAAATCTTCCAGCTAGTAATTTATATTACGTTTTATATAATAATTCGGTATATAAATTAACCAAAATAAAAAACGGACAGAAACTCACCTGTTATATAAAAATTACCAATAAAATACCAATTACATTTTCAAACACCAACACTATTCGAGATGGGATCATAACAGGCCCGGCAATATACATAGAAGAAGATTCGCTGGGAAATATCACTCATGCTGAAATAGGTATTCGTGAGATTGACAATGTAATATCTAATAAGACTCACATTGCTTCCGATAATTGGTTGATTTATTCATCTAGTTCTCAAGAATTTAACAGCGTTGTGGATGATATATTGTATTATATTAATAATTCAGAACCGGACCAAAATCATTTAAGTTTTACATCGAAGCAAGACAATAGCACGGTTTATATTCAAACCAACTCAGCAAGCGAAATTCCCCCAGATTTCGAGTATTCTTATGATACCATAAATTGGTCAACTTGGTCATACACTACTACGGGTACAAATCCATATGTTCATACATTTTCTACCATTTCCTTAAATTATAATGATAGAATATATATTAGAAGTCATGCTAATAGTTTAGGGTCTTCATCCGCACAATTTTCGAAATTTTATATGTCTGGGAGAATTGCGGCTGCGGGGAATATTCAATCATTAATAAATTATTCTTCATACGTACCGTCTTATTGCTATTATAATTTATTTCAGGGATGCACTAGCCTCATTTCATCCCCTCAACTACCAGCAATTTCACTATTAGAATATTGTTATTCATATATGTTCTCGGGGTGCTCTTCTCTCACCTCAGCTCCGGAACTTCCAGCTACCACACTTGCCGATTATTGTTATCAATACATGTTTCAATCATGTGCTTCTTTAGTTGAACCTCCGATGTTACCAGCAACTACATTAGCTCGAAATTGCTATGAATATATGTTCAATAATTGTACTTCTTTGATACATTCTCCTGATCTTCCAGCCATTATAATGAAATTGGGTTGTTACCAGAATATGTTTTATGGGTGTACATCACTCACCACAGCACCAGCCCTCCCAGCCACCATAATGGTTGACAATTGTTATCTAAGCATGTTCCAGAGATGTACAAAACTCATTAAACCTCCAGAACTTCCGGCTACCGTATTAGCCTATAGATGTTATGACAGTATGTTTAATGGATGCACATCACTCACTACAGCACCAGCCCTCCCCGCCACGGAAACCGCAACGTATTGTTATCGATATATGTTTCGGGGATGTACAAAACTCACATCAGCACCCACGTTACCCGCTACAACTTTACAATCATATTGCTATCAATATATGTTTTCCGGATGTTCCTCTCTCACAGAATGTGCGGATATGCAATACGCAACATCAATGGGTTCCAGTTGTTGTGCTTATATGTATCAAAACTGCACTAAACTAAACAATGCTATATCCCCTAATATATCAACATGGCAAACTTCGTATTTTACCAATTGGCTTTCAGGTACAGCCTCTACGGGCACGGTTTACAAACCTAGCAATTTGACCATACCAACAAATTCAGTCAGCGGCATTCCAACCGGATGGAATTCAGGAAATTATATCAAAAAAGTCAGATTATCCGCAATTGAAGACCATGCCGCGGGATTTGTGTATAGAATAGACGGCACCACATACACATTAGATGATAACACAGAGACCACAGTAACACTCACACAATCTCAAACCATTGAAATAGTTACCAATGATGTGATCCGGATAAATTATATATATAAATATGTTGGAAATCAGATATTAACTTATGATGAATGTGTGGATAATATATCTTGCATTCCATTTACGGAAATAACTGATATAATGTATTTTACCGCAAATCAGTCTGGTTCGACAATATCCATGTCGCATTCTGGAACAAATCAATCATCTACAAAACCCAAACTATACATATCTACTAACTTAACATCTTTTATAGAATGGGATTATTCATCCATAATATTATCGGACATTGGAAGTAAATTATACGTATTTGGTTGCAATACAAGTATATCTAGCGGTCCATCAAATTATAGTGCTTTTTCCATCACCGGATCCGTATCCGTAAATGGAGACGTTCAATCTTTGCTTGGTTTTTCGAACATTGTTCCTACTTACGGATATTATAGATTATTCAATCAATGTCCAATAACTTCCGCGCCTTATATATCGGCAATAAAAGTAAATCAATATGGGTGCCAATACATGTTCAATTTATGTACATCTCTCATTTCGGTTCCCAACATAACACCCGACATATTATCTTCATATTGTTATCATAGCATGTTCTCCGGATGTACTTCTCTTACTACAGCGCCGGAACTTCCGGTCACCACATTATCTTCATATTGTTATACTAATATGTTCTCCGGATGCTCTTCTCTTATACATACTCCCAAACTTGGAGCCATATCGCTTGCTAGTCATTGTTATGATGGCATGTTTTCTGGATGCTCTTCTCTTACCACAGCCCCGGAACTTCCGGCCACTACACTTGCCGATTATTGTTATTCAAGTATGTTCCGTAGGTGTTCTTCCTTGACTATACCACCCGAACTTCCAGCTACTACGTTAGCTTCATATTGTTATTCGTATATGTTTTATGATTGCACATCGCTTATTACTACACCAGCCCTTCCGGCGACAAATTTAGCTGATTATTGTTATCAATATATGTTTTATAGATGCACTTCTTTAGATGTTGTCCCGGACCTGCCTGCAACGGTGTTGCGTAGAGGTTGTTATTCTTATATGTTTCAGGGATGTACGGAACTTTCGTCAATTCCGGTTCTTCCAGCATATAATATTGTATATACCGGATGTTACACAAATATGTTTTACGGTTGTTCTCAAATATCTCATATTATAGTAAGTGCCACCTCATGGAATACCTCAAATACCGCCAACTGGGTTTATGGAGTAGCTACTACTGGCACTTTTGAAAAACCTTCTGCGACAAATATACCCACTGGTGCGAACGGTATACCTTCCGGATGGACAGTTATAAATAATTAAAAAAAACTATGGCATTAATAGAACCTATATCAGATCACAGATTAGCAGTTGAAGACCTTCCGGCTAGTGGGGTAATCAATGCTATTAATATCAATAGCGTATATATGCTATATCGGACTACAGTGTCCTCCAAGCAGTATTGTTATATTAAAGTCATAAGTAAAACACCTATTTATATTCAAGGTGAATCCGATCCATATGATTGTAGTATAGTAGGTCCAGCGGTTTATGTAGAAACAACAAATTCCGGAGATATCAGGACCGGAGAGATAGGAATTCGATCAGTATCTAATTTAATTTCAAACAAAACACACCTAGCATCGGATAATTGGATAATATATACATCAAGCAATACCGAATATAATAACATTGTCGACACTATAATAGATGAAGTTCTATAAATAAATTTTATTATTAAAAAAAATCAAATTATGACCATAGAAGAATATTTTGGAACACTGCAACAGAGCTTTGTAGAGATCTGGAAGAATCATCTGCAGACCGACAAATACTCCGATCACAAGGCACTGAATGAATATTATGATGATATTGTAGATGCCGTTGACAAGCTTATTGAGGATTGGATGGGCATTCATGGCAAGGTGAAAGATCTTACCAACACACTATCTACCGAATATGATGAACCTAAAGATTACTTGAAGGCTCTCAAAAAAATTGCCAAAGAAGGTCGTCAAGAGCTCATTCCCGAAGAAGATACGGAGCTCTGGTCCGATGTGGACGATATCCTAGGACTGATTGATTCTACTCTGTATAAACTGGAAGAATTGGATGAATCTGTCAATACATCAAGCCTTTCTAGATATCTGAAAGAGTCTTTGAATAATTTTTAAATCCGAATTTTGATTTAATATATCTTAAATGAAGACTATAATCGAATCCATTCAAGGCGGAAATTCTATTAAAAATCTCAAAGATGGCATCACCCGTACCGTAAATATGAGAGATTTTCCTTATATCAGAAAAATTGCAAGAGATTACAAAAAACGTCTGCAAAATCCGAAATTCTTATCAGCCCTAGATGCTATTCAAGGATGCGATATTGATTTTAAGATTTGGGCAGTTTATGATATGATGGGATATATAGAAGCTCAATATGATATCAACTATGGTGAAAATGACTGGGATGCAGATGCCATGGATCAGGGTGCCTGGGATATGATAGAAAAAATGACGGATCCTAAACAGAACCAATATGATTTCCTAGCTTTCTTGGATCGTAATGGTAATCCGAATTGGATGGGTTCCGCCAATGAGTATGCGGAAATAGCTAAGCTTTTCTTAGATCCCGATTTTGAATTAATGTAACTCATATGAAAACCATAACCGAATCCATATTAGACAGGGTTAACGGCAATCGTTTCGGAGGAAACAAGACACTTCGCGCATCTCAACAGGAAGCCGATCTTTTCCTAGTGCAAACCGACTTCAAAAACAGCTTTAAGGACTGGCAGCTTTCCAAATGCTCCTGTGTTTCTAAACTTTCCGAGATCAAATATCGGGAATGCTGGAAAGAGCTTCTGAATGTACCCAATGCCGAGCTTCCATTAAGCCAAGAAGAAGTAGAGAAAGTACTTAAAGAAGACTTTAAGGGAATAATCTTGGTAGAAAAGGTTTATCCTGAAGATATATATCTGAAACTTCCATATATAAAGATGGTTCCTTTGAAATCCGGAGAGCCTGTGCCTAATGCTCAGGCTATGTGGTGGTTCGGAGATTGGTTTACCAAGACTGAGGTTATGAAAGCTATAAAACAATATATAAATAGTTTATAATGAATTAGTTAAGAACTTTACAGGTTCCCGAAAGGGAACCTTTTTTGTTTCTTATAAGATCCAATTTGAATTTTTAAAATTATTATATATTATTTTTTTCAGATATCTATAAATAAATATTTTAAGACATGTCAAAAGTGCTGATATATGAAAAGCTAAGCAACGTCACGGGCTTCAAGAAGGTAAGATCCGATGACGGCTTTATCAGATTATCGGGTGTTTTCGCTCAGAGTGGTATCAAAAACCGCAACAACCGTACTTATACTACGGAAAACTATTCTAAGATGATTGAAGGATTGAAAAAGAGAATCATTGAAGAAGGATGTCCGGGCGAACTAGAGCATCCCGCCACCATGAATATTGATTATAATAACGTATCTCATATGGTAGAATCCGTTGAGATTGACAAGAACGGCACGGTTACCGGTACCATTAAGCTTCTGGATACTCCTAAAGGAAAAATTGCTCAAGCATTAGTGGAAGGCGGTCTGCCATTATTTATCTCATCCCGTGCGACCGGCAATGTGGATAAAAACGGCGTTGTGACCCTAGAGGAATTAAAAACTTATGATCTAGTAGGCACTCCGGGATTCGCCCAGGCCAGACTCCATTGTAATGAGGGTATGGTTGCCGAAAGTATCGATGACGATATGTTTATCGTTTATGAGGACAATAATGACAATCAAAATAAACAGGAAAATACAATGGAAAGTAAAGCTCTACAAGAGGAATTGCAAAACACTAGAGCGGCTCTCGAAGATATGACCAACAAATATAAAGAAGTGTTGGAGTCCATAAGAGAGTTGCGTGGAAAATCGTTTGATAACGATGTTAATGAACTTAGAAACCTCGGCAATCAGAACAAGGGTCTGACCGAATTCCAAGTCCGTCAGATGATCGAGGAATCCGTAAACGGCGCGGTTGCTGGTATTGTTGAAAAACTATCCGACGGCATCGAGAAATGGATCGTCGAAGAATATTCACCGGAGATCGAGAAATGGATCGTCGAAGAATATTCACCGGAGATCGAGAAATGGATCGTCGAAGAATACAGTCCCGAAGTCGAGAAATGGATCGTCGAAGAATACAGCCCCGAGATCGAGAAATGGGTCGTGGAAGAATACAGCCCCGAAGTCGAGAAATGGGTCGTGGAAGAATATTCACCAGAGATCGAGAAATGGATCGTCGAAGAATACAGTCCCGAAGTCGAAAACTGGCTTAATGAAGAATTTGCCCCTGAAACTTTCGGAGATATGATCAAAGAGAGCAAGCAAAGCAAATTAGAAAACATCGATGCCATTTTAGAGATGTTGGACACCAATAAAACGCAGTCCAAACCAGTTTTTGAAAGCTCTACTCCTAACGAGCCATATTTCATCGCGGCCATGCCCGAGCACATTCGTCCTCTTTGGGAGAATGCTTCTGAGGAAATGAAAACGTATATCACCGAAAAGGCCCACATGTATACCCTGAATACGGACGAGAAAATCAAATATTTCTGGGAAAACAAGGTTGACTTTAAGAAAGAGATTCAGCCAACGAAAAATATTAATGAAGGTTTAGACACCATTACGGATCAATTCGAGAAGAACCTGAGAACGGCTCTTCGTAATAGACGTTAAGATGTTAATTTTTTGAAAAAAGTACAAATAAATATTAAAAAATTATGAGTTTACCCGCATATTTAGCCAATATAAAATCTTCGGGCATTTACAGATTCGTATGGGACAAGTCCGAGATTCCCAACACTACCGCCGAAATATTAAGATTGGTGGTCGGCTATTCTGAGCGCGGGCCATTCAATACTCCGGTGTATATCAAATCACAAACCGAGTTCAGAAGCGTTTTTGGAGATATCTCTAAAAAACTAGAACGTCAGGGTTGCTGGTTTCATCGGATGGCATTGCAGGCTCTTCGCAGAGGCCCTATTCTTTGTTTGAACCTCAAAAACTTCAAAAACGAAAGTGTTCAGGCAGTGAGTTTCAAAACCCCTCAGGAAAAGATGATTGATAAGATCGATCTAGCCGTGAAGGATATTTATAACACTAATAGATTCTGGACACTAGAGCCGGAACTATTGGAAGAGGCATTCGGCACTATCATAACTGAGGGAACCGAAACCACAGTCACTAACAAAGATCTTTCTAAAAACTATATTACTATTACAGCTACCGATTCTAAAGAGACATCCAACACGATCTTTATTCGTGGATATGAACCTAAGGGATATGATGTTACCTTTAAAGAATGGTATAGTTCCACTTTAAACGGGGCGGAGATGCCTAGTTATCTGGAAGGATATGAGAATAAAAAACTTAAAAACTTCTGGGCTGAGATTTACGTGTTCCGTGGAGAATTTACGCAGGATATCGCTACTTCCGACGCATTGTGCAAATATTTTGACGTAGCGGATGGAAAGGTTATGTTAAAACCTTTTATTACCAATGCATTTGGTGAGAAAAAAGACACTCTGGATCTTCTAGCTACCAATGACGCCTCTAATTTTATCCGCAAATATCAGGGTATCCTGCTTCCGGAATTTCAGTCCGCCACGGGTTCCACTCTGTCATTGGATATTATATTCAATAACGACAACCAACTTCATAAGATGATGATGCGTTTGAATCAGAATCTGCTTTATGAAGGTGAAATTGGTTTAGACAAAATTGATACCATGGGGTGGAATCTCCACTCCGGAGCTATCGAATATACTGAGGGTACTGGTATTGACTATAGTGGAATGGCTAGCAGCGATAACATGCCCGAAGTGCTGTCTATCACTAAAAATGTTCCGGTGATTTATCAAGCTATGTACGACCAATACAATGGTGAATGGGTTTATAGTGTAGTTCCTACTACGAAATTCGCCAGCGGAACTTCAGGTGAAGAAATCATCGACATTGACGTAGATAAGATGGCTGCTGATTTTTATACCTATGATCTTCAGACTATTGGCGATGTGGTTCAAAAATCCGAATCCGATCCTTATTCTATCGTGATCACGGACGACGAAATTGATGCTGGTTTTGAAAATAATGAGATGACTTTTGCGTCCGAAGCTACGGGCGACAGCGCTGGAAAATTCAAATATTTGGGTGTCTCCTCTCACGGTGGCAGAAACTTCTTAGATTTGCGGATTACTAAAAGTGATGAAAAATCTTTAATCGGCAAAACCGCTCATATTATGATAAAGGATCCCAATGTTGATGATCCCGATGGCATAGTTAGTCTAGACTTTGGAAACATTGGATCCGGCACTTCCACTACTCAGGGAGGAGACAATTCCGGAGAAGGCAATTCAGAAGAAGGAGCTCCTGCTGCTTCCGGAGAAGGCACTGCTGTAACTCTATTTGATGCAGCTTATAATAAAATGCAAATCGAATCCACATCGGACTCTAATGAAGGCGACGAATCTGCGGATCCGACGATGGCTGACGTGACGGTCACCATCTCCGGAACCCGAATTACAGCCAGCATTATCAATGTTTTCAACAAAGTCGGTATTAAAGAAGGAGATACGTTCTGGATCGACGGCGCTAAAGACGCCGAAGGCATGCCGTCATTCTTGTGTACCGTTACTAAGATGAAATATGAAGCAGCTGACGGCGATACTCCCGCAAAACTCACTATCACATTCGACAAGGATCTTCCCAATGTTACTTCGATTGATATGCTCGTCAAATGTGCCGGTTCCGTTACCGCTACTTCTATCAATCTGAAACCTACTTATGTTGTTGGTTACACCTATGCCGGATCCAAAGTCAAAGATATTCCCGGAAATACCGAAACCGGTTTGGATCCTCAAATAGCTAAGAATAATTGGATTAACTATCAACTTGGTGTTTTGGATTTGAAAGGCATCCGCATCGGTTTGACGAATAGAACGGATGTAGATTATAGATACCTCGTAGATACTTTTGAAGCTTTTGCGGTTCCCGGAGAATGTCACGCTAAATTGGCTTTGATCTGCAAGATGAAATTCAACGTGCTCGGTTTCATTAATTTCCCGAATATGAAGTCTTTCAGCAAGTGCAAATCTATGTCTTTCCGCGATAGTAATGGCTTTGATAGTAAATATATCGCTATGGGCAATAATCCAATGATGGATTCCGATGGAGTCTTTACATTAGCTTCCGAAGACAATGGTGCTAGTTTCGTATCTTATAATACTCCGGTAATTCTTAGAGATCCGGAAACCGGCGTAAAGACCTCGGTTCCGTCTGCCGCACTGGTATCTAATGATTTCTTAGATAAATACGATAAATTCTTGCCATATTCTATCGTAGCCGGCCCTAAGAGAGGACGTATTAGCGATCCCAATCTAATCGGACCCGAGTTCAGTTTCGGTAGAGAAGACCTGGATAATTTGGAACCTATGGGCGTGAACTGTATGGTATATGTACCGGGTAAGGGCACTTATATCAATTCTAACCAAACAGCAAAACAAAATCCTGTTTCCGCATTGTCTAAGATCCATATTCGTGAGCTTTGCACATTCTTGCAAGATGAGATCGAAAATATGATGGAATACTATCACTGGGATTTCAATACTCCTAATCTGAGACAGACTCTGAAAGATAAAGCCGATACTATTTGTGATACTTGCTATCGTAACAGTGGTATCTACGATTACATCAATGTATGCGATGAGTCGAATAACACACCAGAAGTCATTGATAATGAAATGATTATATTGAGCACAAGCATTGAGCCGAGTAGAGGTGCTGGTAAGATGGTGCAAGAATTGACTCTGTACCGCACCGGTGGACTGAGAGCAGCTATCAATGATGCACAATAAACCTTAATTGGTATTCTATAAAAGACCTCTTCGGAGGTCTTTTTTTTGCTCGTTTGTAAACTCGCGATAAATCATGCAATCATCTTTATATCTATATAAATGTGCACGGACAACAAGATCTCTTGTTATATCGCAAATATGCGCGTTTTAACATTAATTTTTGAGTGTGCGAGATTATATAATATTATAAAATATCAAAAGTATGAAAATAAGTCATGAAAGTCCACTTGCTCTGCTCGGAATCAGCCGGGCGTACAATGATTATGATTATGCCTTGGTGCATCTCTTCGAAAAATATCCGGAATACTACAAATTCTTTGAAGAATCTTTGGGAATGGACCGCACCGTTATTTTAGATAATTCCATATTCGAATTAGGAACTGCATTTGATGCGGATGAATTTCACAAGTGGGTGCTTAAACTTAGACCTACCTACTATATTATTCCGGATGTTTTCGACAACGGCCAAGCCACGATTCATAATGTAAAAGAATGGATGTTGAAATATGGAAAAATTTCGGATTGTAAAGAAATGGCGGTGACACAAGGATCCACTCCGGAAGAATTTCTTGAATGTTACCAAGCTCTTTATAAGATGGGCATTTCCATGATCGCCTTTCCGGTAAATTCTAAATCTTATCTTAATGGAAAAGAATATACACCCCAAAATATGATGGAAGGCAGATATATGATGATTAACATGTGTCTGTCTTGGCTTAAAACACAACACCCCGCTATGCCCGTCAAACACCACCTGCTAGGTCTTTCATTGCCACAAGAAGTAGGATTATACAAGGATATTCCCGAAATCGTAAGTATTGATACCAGCAATCCGGTGCTGCACGGCATGGAAGGCATCTGGTATGATGAAGATGGAAATTTATCCAATAAGTCCGATAATAAAATGCATGAAATGATGGAATGGGCGGTTACGGAAGATCAATTTGATGTTATCTGTCACAATATTACTAAGTTTAGAAGTCATGTAAACTAAGAATATGAAAGCCGCAATATTCATAGAATGTGCAGGGGGCGAATTATTCCAAAAGGAAGCCGAATGTATCATAGATTCATACAATCGGATGATAACCCAGCATGGACTGGATATGGAAGTGTTTGCTTATAAGAATTGTGATAGCGGAGAGGTGAGATTGGAAGATCATACGATTATGGTTCCCGGAGACGCACGAGATGGGTGGGCTGATCGGATATATAATGTATTAGTTTATATCCAGGAACACATAGATTGTAAATGGGTAATTAAGACTAATACCAGCACCATATTGAATTTGGTGGAATTGGATCGATTTATAGAAAATCGTGCACTTTTGTGGTATCATTGTGTCGAGACAAAATTTTGGGGAAAATTGTTCACATTAAATATCTTACCGGGTAAATTCTGGCTTTTTCCAAAAGAATTTATTCCCGCGGTAATGGAAGATTTTTATAGCATGCTTCCGGATATCGATTACTGGTGGGATTCTAATTGGGGTACGGATCAATTGCATCGCGCGCCGGATGACGCCATAATCAGTTATATTACCACCATGAAAAATATACCATCGGAGGCTATTCCCGAACATTTGATCGTGGATATATATGAAGAGTGGTTTTCCGGATTGGACAATCTGAATCCCGGGGATCTACGAACCGCTATGGTATTTATATTGAGGATGCATGTATCGGATGATACGGGGATGGAATCAAAGATCCGCAATGAGTTCGAGCCTAAGCTTATAATGTTTATAACTCACCTAATAGAAGATCTAAATATTTAATTATTCGTATTAGTCACATATTTTATAACAAACAATCAAATTAATTAATATGGTATATAGTAAACCTTATCGGAAAGATTCCGGAATCAAGATCGACAAAGACAATCCGTATCTCACCTATCCAGGCAGAAGTTATCGCAGACTGCATGAGAGGAGCATGCGCCCTAAGAAGGTCCCGCGCAGCGGGGAATACCTACAAATCATCGCAGACTGGGATTCCGTACATAACAAATGGATCAATCAGAAACGAATTATTCATACCCGGAAAACAATTTAGTCACAACACAAAATTATGAAGGGATCTTCGGGTCCCTTTTTTTAATTTACACCAATAAACGTATATTTTTAGTTATAAAACAATATAAATTATGCAATTAACAGGAAAAGAAATCGTACAAGAAGGTATTATTACCAACTATGATACCGAGAATGCCGTCCAGCAGCAGGGTATCGATGTCCGCCTTATGAAGGTTAATATATTTGCCGGAAACGGATATATTCCGGCATTCGGCAAGACCGTGCTTCCGACATATAAAGAGATCGAGCCGGAAGCTCATACCGATACCTATGGTGTAGAACACTATCTCTGGCATCTGCCTCAAGGATATTATGAAGTCATCATGATAGAAGGATGCGATACTCCGGCTAATAGGGTGTTCGACCTCAAATCCCGGAGTTCGGTAGTCCGGTGTGGGGCAGAGATTGTCTGCGGACAGTTTGATGGAGGATTCAAGACAGATCATATGGGGTGCTTTCTGAGAGTAGATAATCCGGAGGGCATCATCATCGAACGCGGAGCTCGCATCGCCCAGGTTCGTGTCCACCAGTCTTCGGAAGTCGAGAACCTGTATAATGGCCAATATCAAAACGATAAACAGAGAATCTCATAAGATCTATGATCTATTCTGATATGTCTTATCTTAAAGACCTTCTTCGGGAGGTCTTTTTTATACTTAATATTTCAAAAATAGGATTATATAAGGATAGAATATTATTTATAAAAACGATTAAATATGAAAGGAATCAAAAATCACATGTACGAAGCCGTCAACAATGTAGCAGGCTCTATCGGCAATATCCTTACCGGTCATAGCGAGGAGCTGGCTGCTATCACCAACAAAGAAGACTTGCTGCAGTTCCTGGAAGAGGTGATCCGTCCGGAAATCGCCCCCAGATTTCAAGACGACATGGATGCTCTGATCAAGGAAGTCAACAAGATGAGACAATTCCTTCGCGCCTATCGGGTGGTATATAATTACCTTCTCGCCGGAGACAATCTGAGAGCTATCTAAAGATCATAAAAATATTTATAAAGACCTTCGTTGAAGGTCTTTTTTTATCTTAATATTTTCGTGTTCGGATTATATATATGTAAGAGCAAATAAATCATGTTTGAAAAGGTTAGATATGTTATAGTACAAGATTCCAGATTCGGAGAGGATATATTGATGCTAGCTGATACATCATTAACTCATGGAATGAATTGGACAATCAATCCGACAAAAGCCCGGACATTTGATGACTTGAAAGAAGCAGAATCTGTCTTGCGTTGTTACAAGTTTAATCATCCCCGGGTATGCATGCTCGATGGAAACGAAATAATCGGTCTTGAAAAAGATAATATAAACGAATCTAAAAATATTAATAATCAAAATACCAAAGAAATGTTTGAAAATATCACCAATCAATTCAACGGAATGTTCGGCAAGGTCGCTTCCGGAATGTGTAGACTCACTATGAATGGCAATATCGCCGTCAAGTGTTCCAATGGGTATAAAACCTATAATGTTAAGAAAGGCACCCTGACTAATGTCACCAATTTCTGTTTCAATATCGGAGATGAGATGTTTTTCATCATCCCCACCAATCATGTGAAGGTCGGAGATATCATCCTGGTGCAGGGTAAGCCCAAATGTGTTATTGAGGTCGGCAAGAAGATTATCAGTGTGATTGATTTCGAGAACTCCGAAATCCGCCAAGTTGTCCCGGAAAGACACGTCTTTATGGGTTCTACCTATTTCTATGGCAAGATTGTCTCTATGTTCGGCAATATGTTCTCAGAAGGCAAGGGTCTCAAGAACGTAGTCAAGATGATGATGCTCTCCCAGATGATGGGTAAAGATTCCAATATGGGCGGCATGGGTCAGATGATGGCTATGTCTATGATGATGGGAGACGGCGGCAATATGTTCTCGGATATGTTCAATCTTGATTTTGACGAAATGGAAGATTCCAATCCTATCTTAGAATCCGAAGATGAAGATGAGGAAGGTGAAGGTGCCTCGGAAGAAATCGAGGAAGTTCCCGTTAAGAAAACTAAAAAAACAAGAAAGGAGTAAATTATGGGTGCAGGTTCATGGAGTGCAAGCTCATTTGCCAGCTACTCGGTAGCAAACAATAAGTCTTATGATGAAGTCACCGGACGGGTATTCGGACAGGTTTTTACCAAAAAAGGAATGGATGCCAGATTAGATCCTAAAAACTTTAAAATCAGAGAATGCCTGGACACGGAAGAGCATCCCAACACGGTACCAGTGATACTGGCATTAGATGTAACCGGAAGCATGGGTTCGAGTTGTAAGGAGACCGCAGAAACTCTGGGAATCATCATGACCAATCTTTATAAGAAATATAAGGATATTGAGTTTTGCGTGATGGGCATCGGAGATCTAGCTTATGACGGGGCTCCCATTCAGATGTCACAATTTGAATCCGACGTAAGAATCGCCGAGGCTCTCGATAATATATATATCGAAGGCGGTGGAGGCGGCAATCGGTATGAGAGTTATACTGCTGCTTGGTGGATGGCTCTAAATAGAACAAAACTGGATTGTCATAAACGGGGTAAGAAAGGTATTATCATTACTCTCGGGGACGAACCTATGAATCCGTATCTGCCTGCGGATAAACTCAAGAATGCTACCAGCGATCCCGTTCAAGCTGATGTTAACACCCCGGAACTATATGAGGAAGTATCTAAGAAATTTGATATCTATCATATTGCAGTGGGAGATTCGGCTAATATGTATAAACATTATGCTATGGAGATTACCGGTACATTTGGGCAGCTACTGGGGGATCGCCTGAAGGTCTCTTCCATCAACGAACTATCCGGCACTATTGAAGATTGTATTGATGATTCGTTAGGTGCTGCGGAGATTGTTTCGGGAGATGCCGCTCCAAATGTTAATGAAAACGGAGAGATCTCCTGGTAATCATTCCTTACGAATAAATTTTCAAGGACCCAATCGGGTCCTTTTTTGTTTAATTATTTCAAGAAACGTTTATATATCTATAGAAATCCTTAAAAATACAATGAAATGGATGCACAAATCATCATAGGAGCTAATTATGGCGATGAAGGCAAAGGTACCGTTACCGCACTATACACCAATAAATATCTTGGAGATACGCTGAATGTCTTAACGAACGGCGGATCTCAGCGAGGTCACTCTATTCTCACCAAAGATGGATCTATCACTTATCAACACTTCGGATCCGGCACATATCATGGCGCGGATTCTTTTTATTGTGAACATTTCATCTTGAATCCGGCGCAGTTCACTAAAGAATGGGATGCTCTGATAGAAAAACCTAATGTCTTTCGAGATCCTAATTGCTTGTGGACCACCATCTGGGATATGATGGCCAATCGCATAGAGGAAGAACGGAAAAAGAGATTTGCGAGTTGTGGCATGGGTATCTGGAATACCATTAGGAGAAGCCGGAAAGTATATATGAGATTTGATGATTTCATGGCATTATCTAAAAAAGAACAATCTGCCTTTCTCCGGAAGGTAAGGTCTTTTTATGAAAACCGCTTGGATTTCTCCTCGTTCTGGAAAAAGATCTGGTATGATTATGATATAGAAACTCATTTCCTGGAGGACTGTCAATTCATGAAGGATCATACTACCTCCGGAACCATCCGAGAACTTTTGGCTCTTAAGAGCTTATGTACGAATACCTATGATAATATAGTATTCGAGAACGGGCAAGGGCTTCTTCTTAAAGATACCGGAAGAGACACGTTTGATACTACTCCGTCCGACACCGGGGCTACATATGCATTAGATATCATCCAAGATTTGGAAAATTGCGGAATGGAATTCAATACCACTCTTCATTATGTCACCCGCCCATATCTCACTAGACATGGAGATGGAAATATAAGTAATGAGAATAAAAGAACAAATATATCCGGATCCATTCAAGAAGACAGGACTAACCAATGGAATTCTAATCAAGGAGAGTTCCGATATGGGAAGCTAGATATTAGTAGTCTGAAAGAACGGGTAGAGAATGATGCCCGCGGATACAAATATATCTTAGAGGTCACACACTGCGATGAGATGGATCGGAAAACGGAATTTGATAAGATGTTTGGACCCGAAAATATCCAATATATAGATAATCCAACAGTTTAATTACAGGTTCCTACGGGAACCTTTATTATTTTTAGAAAATTGGTAGTCGTATGAAGGATCCGGAGAAAGTCGATGTAGTGCTTATAATGGAAGAACCGCCCCGTATATATGAAGCAAAGGGCACCACGAAGCAATCCGGTTCTCTGGATCCTCGTACCGACTATTCTCCCGACTGGCTTCCAGACCATATAGAATGGTTAAGGGGACTAGGTTCCGGATCTCAGAACAGCTTTGGGTATCAACTCCGGAATGCACTGAGCCTGGGTGCCGGATATCAGGTAGAGGTTACCGACTTTAATGAAGCTATCTCCGTAAAAATTACTTATACTAATGTCAGGACTTGTAAGTCCGCTAGCCTGCATGCCTGTGTAGTATTCCGCACTAAAGCGGGGGTATGCAATGCTTATGTTAACGGGCAGCGATTCCGGACCTGCAATAGTGTCGGGCAAGCAGCTTCTTATATTAGAAATAAAGCAGCCGCTCTGATCGGAAGAACTACCACAATGGAAAGCTAAGATTATGAAGACATTACAGGAATCTATAATAGGAAGGAAAGGGGTTTTGCCGCCAAATAAAGAACTACAGGAATTGGATGTTGTAGAGATCGCTGGTGGGTCTTATTTTGTGGTAATTAAAGATCCGAACATTTGGAAATTAACTAATTGCAAAGCCCCGTGGAGTGATGCCGGAATGATATATTCATATACCAAAGGAGGTCAACCCAATCCACATAATTTCCTTTATCTTGAATACTATAAAGGATTAGATTATTTCGTGGCAGGCAAATATAGAGATCCTATGTTTGACATAATCCGGATATGGAGACCGAAAACGAATCTCAGGGTTGCTATTGAATTAGAAATGGATCAAATGGAAAGAGATGTCAAATCCGGCAAGTATATAAAAGTATATGAAAGATAGTTATGAAGACACTCAGCGAATCTATAATAGGACGAAAAGGAGCATATCGAAAAGACATAATACCGAAAAGTTTTGATGATCTAGAATATGGGGATTTTGTTAAGATAAGTGGAGATTTCGGTGGTACATTTTTATATGTTCCGCATCATGTGACTAATACGGTTTTCAATGTCGATACGGATGGGTTTATAAGACCTTCTGATTACTGGACGACATTATCTTATATTAGTTACTTTCCATATAATTTCAGAAAATCTCATAAAATAGAAAGAATAATTGGACAGGTTAGTAAATATGAATATGAAAATTTGAAAACCAAAAACGACGTATCGCGTCTTTTTAATAAATATAAAATGCCGAGCAAATGAAAACACTCAGTGAATCTATAATAGGAAGGAAAGGAACTTATCTAGGTGGGACTCCCGTAGTATTCTGGAATGTATATGATCCGGCGGACGTAAGTATTGTGCTAGATATGCCCCGGGATGTCATAGATATCATAAAACAGTCCGATGAAAACGATTATACCATAGAAATAAATAATCTTAATAGTATCCACGTATTATATATATCTGACGAACCAGATTGTGTAGCTATTAAAGATACAAAATGCCGATTATTAAATGAATTTCAAAATAAATTTGAATCGGAATATAATAGAGTTCTCTCTGGTGTAACCGTTCGAGATTTTATTAAAAGCCCTTATAAATATGAAATACATGTGGGAGATGCATATATTCCCATAGGAAGTGTATTAGCACGGGAAATAACAAAATCCATTCCCATGACACACAAAATACAAGATGTGTTTGATCCGGAATATGCCTGGAATGCTTGGATAGAATTTATATGGAACATGCCGGATGCTGCTTCTATTACCGGACCATATTCATTTGGTTATGCTATAGTAGATTTAGGACATAAAAAAGTAATTGAAAGCCCTCGTGGAAGTAATATTTCCGTGAAAATAGAGACATTCAAGGAATTCGGAAAGCACAATGAACGATATGGAAACTAAGAAGAACATATGAAACATATCAGCGAATCTATAATAGGAAGGAAAGGAAATTCTTCCGTAAACAAGTTTAACCGTAGAAAAGCTATAGAGTATGCTAAAAATTATATAGATGAATCTCCGGATTATGAAGAAGATGATATTTATGATAAATATGAATCCGCTGGAAATGCCCTATATTACTTATGCGGGTGCTCCGATAAGGAAGTGGCGGAAATCGCTAATACCGCGTTAGATAATGAAGATACCGACGATGTGTATGATCGTTTAGAAATATATTTGGATGCTATAAGTGAAATATCGAGATTAAAATAATTGAAATGAGACACATCAGTGAATCTATAATAGGAAAGAGAGGGGGAGATTACAAGTCATCTAAAATACCTGGAGATTTATATCCAGGACGAGATCTGGAATATGGGGAAATTGTAGTACTGAATGGGACGAATACATATTATATATGTCTTCCGACCAAACAATGTATCGGGTGGTGGCGTGATAGCGGACCAAGAGCTCAAACAGCCCTGATACGATATAGTTCTATCAATCATCAAGCTTGTTATAGATGTGATCTCACGAGTGATTATAAATTTGTAAGATATATAAGAGAATATAAAAATATACATACAATAGACGATCTTAAACGTATTTTTGATAAATATAATATACCATACGAATGAGAACACTCAGTGAATCTATAATAGGGCGGAAAGGAAGCTACAAATCATCTTCTAAGATACCTGGACGATTTTATCTGGCTAGGGATCTTGAATATGGCGATATTGTAAAGGCAGCTTTTGAATATTATATATATCTTCCTGTTGCACAACATCTTCATTGGTGGATGGGTGCAACAGCAACACAACGCATTATAAGTTCTCAGTCAGGTATACCGGTGAGATATAATTCCACTACAAGTCGTGGTGCTAGTCTTCTTAGTGTTGATCCTTCTATTTTCAAATATGAATTTGTAGGATATGCAGAAGAATATAAGGATATAAAAACACCGGAAGACCTCAAAGCGGTTTTTGATAAATACAATATACCATACGAATGAGAACCTTACAGGAATCTATAATAGGACGGAAAGGAATCCAACCATCAACAAACATTATCTCGGATTGCCGCGATATGATTTCTTGGATAGAGCATTCTCCATGGAAAGAAGCCATGGCGATGGCAACGGATTATTATGATGTCTTAATACAAAATAGACACCAATATCCCAGAGAAGTCCAGCAAATCATAGATGATTCTTTAAAAGAATGGTCTGGTAAGGCTTTATCCAAAATAGCACGTACCGATATTATGATACAAGCTATCCGGAGCATTTCTAATCTAGCAAAAAAACAAAGATCATGAAATCTATAAAAGAATCTATAATAGGGAGGAAAATTGCGGATTGGATTATATTGCCCAATCCGAAAAAACCTGATTTAAAACATTTAGATATATTAGAGCTTAGAGATGGCCGCATTTCGATTTGTTTAGATCCCGACAAAATGGACGCAAGATTTCCATATTGTCCGGGATTTGCATCATTTGATTTATATAACCACAATCTTAACAGCCAGTCGGACTGTATAAGAATGTTTTGCGTCCCGTTTTATGACTACAATATGGATCTCACCTATAATTCAAAATATATAGATCATGAAAAATATGATGTTATAGCCGTATATAGATCGATAAAAAAATTAAATGAGCGCCGTCCGGATTTTGATGACATTAGGAGTAGCTGGAAAAAATATAAACAAAGATTATGAAATCTATAACTGAATCTATAATAGGAAGGAAAGGTGTTCCCAAAGAACTACATAAGTTCAATGATTTGCGGTACGGAGACTTTGTAACTATTGAAATACCAGCAAACAATAATTATATTGGAGTGTTTTTATATGTACCAGACGACATAGCAAAATTAGTGTGTGATCTTAGACATGGCCCATATGGTTTTGGTAGATTTATAAGTGCAAAAGAATATAGTGATAAATATTTTGTTCCGGAGATTAATGCAGCTAGCTTTAAAGACTACTTTCCGGAATGCCCCGAAGATAAAGTTAATCTTTATTCTAAAATAATCAATTATAACGGTCACGCTGAAGAATATAAATCTATAAAGAAGAAAAAAGATGTCGTAGATATTTTCAGAAAATATCGATTTTTGTGAAAAATTATCAAAATACGACTGTTTTTAATAAAAATTATGAAATCTATAAAAGAATCCATAATAGGGAGAAAAGGAGTTTCAGGAAAACTACATAAGTTCAATGATTTGAAATACGGAGATATTGTGGTTATTGATATACCTGATAAACGAAAAATGTTCGATTGTATATATGTACCGGAACATATTGCTATGAAAGTAATTTCCGATAACCCCGGACCTACGGATGATTTTGGCCGATTTATATGTATTGATCCTAATGGTAAGGATGTGGGTTCTTTCCGGGCCGATAGATTTGTAGATGACTTTCCGAATTGTCCCGAAGATGATGAATTTTTTTATAGTAAAATAACAAATAAAATCGGCCATACGGAAGAATATGTTTCTTTAAAGGACGAAAAAGACGTGATAAATCTTTTTATGAAATATAATTTAATATGATTCCATCGCTAAGAATCATATTGTAACCTATTAAATATTAATAAATTAACCACCTCAAAGAGGTGGTTTTATTTTTGAAGTATAATTTACACATAATCAACCAAATAAATTAAATAAATTTTTGCAATATGATTCTTAATGAAAATGAACAGAGATATCGCAATCTGATTTCCGAAGAATTGCATGTCACTGATGAAAGAAAATTGAACTGGATGGCTCAGATGGCTAATGTTCATGCTATCAAGGAAGGTTTACAGCCTAATGCTGCCAATGTTTCCCAGGGCATTTATGCTACCCCTCTGAACACTCTGGGTATTGGTAATCCTTTTATGCCGATCGGTATTCCCGGTGCAGATCACCTCAACGCTAATGGCGTTCATGGTGCTGGCATTGGTGATACTGGTGCTGATTTCCACAATCCGGCTTATATTAATGGTTCCGGTGATGTTCCTATGTCCACTCTTTCTATGGCATTGGAAGTTGCTGCCGTTACTGTTGGTTTCGACCTGGTTGCTACCGTTGTGGCTACCGGCCCCATGGCTATGTTGACTTTCGTCGACTATCCTTATGCTGGTGGTAAGCTCGGTCACATTGGTGAGACCTGGCAAGATGGTATTGGTCCTGATGGCGAAAACAAACCTATCTACATCATGTTGAAGGGCGACATGGAAACTTCCATGAAGTTCCGCGACAATCAAAATGTAGAACCTACCCGCACTGTGGTGACTATCACGGGTACCAATGGTAAATTCGTCGGTATCTATATGGGTAACTCCCGTATTGATGGATCCGTGATCTTCCAAGTGAAAACTGTGAACGATGGTCAATCCTCTCCTAAAGATATTTCTATCGCTCAGATGTTCCGGAACGAAGGCGTGTTCACAACTGACGCTAAAGATAACGCCGGCAATGATATCGTATTCGGTACTCCTGGTGACGATACTGCCGATCCTGCAACTCCGGCTGTCAACGTTCGTTTAGTTCCCGAATTGGTGAAGGGTATCACCGATCATATCCAATCATTCTCTAATTTCTTTGGTACTAAGGATGGTAACGGTAATGTTGTTCCTTCCGACGATCCTATGACCAGAGCTCAGAATGAGACCGGTACCGGTAACACTATCGGTGTCCGTATGTTCTCTAAGATGATCCAGATGGGCAACTATGAAGTGACCGGCGCCGTTACTCGTCAGCAACTTCAAGATATGCCTCTGTATGGTATCGACGTTATTGGTGGTGTGCTGGAAGCTTGTCAGGCCGAGATTTCTCAAGCTCTGAACAACCGCATCATCGACCGCGTTATGAAACTTGGTGTGGAGAACTATAAAGTACAGAAAGCTGTTCAAGGTGTGGACTTCAACCTATATTTAGGTAATGTAGTTACCGATGGTGGTGCTGCTAACCTGTCCAAACCTTTATACCAATTCAAAGCATACCGTAAATTCGTTGATTTGAATGGTAGAGAAGTGGACCCGAATCACACCATTAACATTCCTAATGCTACTAAGAATTCTAGCGCCGAGAATGTGACCACTCATCAAAGACGTATTGCTTCCCGTTGTATGGCTGCTTCTAACTTGATCAGCAGCGTTACCCGTAGAGGTCGTGCTCATTGGATCCTGACCAATGCTCAGATCCTGACCGCTCTGCAAGATTGCTCCGGTTATGTTGTTGCTCCTATGACCAACAACCTCGTACAAGGTGGTGAAGAGAGCTTGTACTATGCAGGTTCTATCGCCGGTATGCAGATCTATGTGGATCCTTACATGTTGTGGGAAGACACTCGTATCTGCGTTGGCCGTCGCGCTACTGTTACCAATAACCAAGTTCAAGGTTCCGGTGTGGTCTTCATGCCGTACATCCTCGCCGATACCGTGCAAATCGTTGCCGAAGGTACTATGGCTCCTAAGATGTTGGTAAATAGCCGTTACGCAATTGTAGACGCCGGTTTCTACCCCGAGCAGAATTACTACACCTTCATGGTAGAGACTGATTCTGACTTCATTATCTAATTTACTTAAAGCATTACTTTAAGTAGAATAGTAACACTTTCTACAAAAAAAGCTCCCTATTTGGGAGCTTTTCTTATTTTTATATATTTAGTTTGTCCAGAATCATAAATCTTATAGTAGTTGGATTCGGACATTATTTCATTCTCTGATTTCAATTCGTAAAAACTTATAATAATTAAAGAGTCTCATAGAGTTTGGCTTTTATGGTTGGTGATATTTTAGTTATTTTTAATATAACCAACTAAATTGTCTGAATATGCCTCATATTGGTTGCAGTTGCAATATAGATAAATCAAAATACCTTAAGCCTACACAGACCCTAGATTCCCCGGGCAAAGATGGCCGGGCAAAATCCGATTATCCTAAGAAAAAATGTGCTACTAAAAGTGGATATAGTGGGCATGTGCAAAACCCTGAAAAACTCGGTCCTCAAGGAATTCAAGGTGTTCAAGGTTTGATGGGTATGCAGGGGGCTGCGGGTATGCAGGGTGCTCAAGGTGTTGCTGGTGATATTGGAGTACAAGGTGAGATTGGTGCTCAAGGAACTGCTGGAGCAAATGGAACTCAAGGCGCTGCCGGTGCTCAAGGAACTGCTGGAGCAAATGGAACTCAGGGTGCTATTGGTGCGAATGGGGCTCAGGGTGCTACCGGAGCTCAAGGAACTGCTGGAGCAAATGGAACTCAAGGCACTCAAGGCATGATCGGTGCTCAGGGCGCTACTGGTGCTAATGGTACTCAAGGTACTCAAGGCATGACTGGTGCTCAGGGTGCTACGGGAGCTAATGGAACTCAAGGTGCTACCGGAGCCAACGGAACTCAAGGTGCTGTAGGAGCCAACGGAACTCAGGGCACTACAGGAGCTAATGGTACTCAAGGCACACAAGGTATGACTGGTGCTACAGGTACTCAAGGTGCTGTAGGAGCCAACGGAACTCAGGGTGCTACCGGAGCGAATGGAACTCAGGGTGCTACCGGAGCGAATGGAATTCAAGGCACGCAAGGTATGGCTGGTGCTACAGGAGCTAATGGTACTCAAGGTACTCAAGGTAGGACTGGTGCTCAGGGCACTACAGGAGCCAACGGAACTCAAGGTACTCAAGGCAAGACAGGTGCTCAAGGAACTGCTGGGGCAAATGGAACTCAAGGTACTCAAGGCAAGACAGGTGCTCAGGGCGATACCGGAGCTAACGGAACTCAAGGCACACAAGGTATGACTGGTGCTACAGGTGCT